CCGCCACAGCTCAGCTACGGGGTTACTCACAAATGAGTTAATTTTGACGGGGTGCCTTCATCCGTTTGACATGTCTAAACTACCAGCAATCTGACGAGTATAGCTGGCTGGTATAGCTCGTCGGTATAGCTACACGGTATAGCTGGCTGGTAATCCTGTGTCCTGTGGACACATGGGGCGTGAAACGCTTGGTTTCACACTCCTCAATTCACTGTTATTAAACGCGCCCACGCAAAGCATGGCCGAACATCTGTAAGATAACAGTGATATGGGATTTGACATTATTTGCGCCAGACTACAGACACTTTTGCGTTATTGATATGTGTCCGTAGCTGATATGTTTGTGTCCTTACCTGTCTTGGTTGTAAACCATGTTCGCCGTTAGTTCAATGTCCTGATAACTAAACTCGCCTGACTTGACAGCGGACTGAACAAATCCGAGTAGTTCATGCATACTGTCAGGATTGTATGACATTCGGGTTTCGTTATCTTCGGTGTTGTTCTGTTCGGCGTTTGACGGTTTGACGGTTAGGTGGTTCATGGGTTTTGTGTTGGTTTGTTTCCAGTTTGTTTAGGCAAGGTATCGCGCTTACTTTTCTGGTTCCTTGCACGCTGTTTCCCGCTTTACTCAATTAACCCTACGACAGGGGGTATATTAAGTCTTTCGATTATGCCTCGTGACATTCGACGTGATACACAAAACCGTTGCCCGCGTAGACAGCGGTTTCGTCGGCGTAGAATGTACCGTAGCACATTGCACATTCGGTTTGTGGGTCTTTGATTGTTTGTTTCATGGTTTCGCTTTCCTCATTAGTCTCTATGTGTTGGGGGTATATAAGACTTTTGTTAGCCTAACACTCCTGAATCTTCCCACACGTCGGACAGGTGAAACATGCCACACCTGACCATTTGTCGACGGACACCGTAGTTCGGTGTTCGGTGTCGCAGTGTTCGCATTTGACTTCTTGTCTTGGGTGTCGGACATGTCGGGCTTCACGGTATTCCTGTCGGGCTTCTTTGGATAGCATGGTTTTGTTCTCCTCAATAGGTTGTACTACTTGGGGGTATATAAACTTACTGTTAGCGTAACAAACCGTCGTTCGTCGACCGCCACCATTCCGCACGCGTAGCGCATAAGCACTTAGGCCGACACACCGCTACCTGTCCCTGTCGACATTGATGGATACAAAAACCGAAAGGGAGGGTTGCACATCCGTTAGTAGCCTACAATCAATTCTAAGCCCGCTGTATTCATTTCTGACGGGCTTTTCGTTTGGGTGTGACTCATACGTCCTTGAACAGCAGAAACCTCTCACAAACGAATCTGCGGCGAATCTGGCGATACACCGATTTGCGTCACTCCGCCACCATTCCGCACGCACGCGTGAAAGCACCAGCGGGCTTCAAATCGTAGTATCCTGAAAAACCGCGTAGCTGTCCGCTGTCCGTACCGTAGCCCGTACCGCTGTCCGCTTAGGCTATTTCCTCATGCCCGCAATCCTCACACTGATGTACTTCAATGTCAGCAATGCGAACCTTTCGCGTATACGCCGCATTGCACGCCTTACAAACGCGTTTTCTGTCGTTCATGTTACCACATTGGGTTATTCGTGTTATCCGAGCATGCCATACAGTACCAATCATGCACTTCTAACTCATGTCCGTTTTGCCACGTTTTGCAGTATGAACACTGGAATTTACACGTACCGCGTGAAGGGTCAAAGTCGAACATGGTTTTCTGTCGTAGGTCTTTGTTGGATTGCATGGTTTCTTTTTCCTCAATCTACTGTTAGGGAGTATCTGTATTAAACCTTTTGTTAGAACCGCTGTTATTCTACTTTTGCATCCAAAGTGTACTTGCACAGTCTTCAATTCCACTTTCATACATCCGTAGCACCTTAAGCATCGCCACCTTGACAGGTAACCACGCCGACAGGACTGGAACAGCAACGGACAGCGTTTTGTTGTGTTCGTTTTCCGTCAGGTATGACAGAAAGCGTGATTCAAGTGACATTATCGGGCTTCCTGTATGTCGGCCCACATGTCGGTCGTAATGTAGCTGTCCGCGCTACCGTCAAGGTCCTGAAAGGTCAGGGTATCATCGGTTTGCGTGCAAACAGCAACGTTGTATTCGGGGTATTCGGGTTGGTTCATGGTTTCGCTTTCCTCACTTCTTTCTACAACAGGGGGTATATTAAGTCTTTTGTTATGGATAACAGATTTGCAGTTTGAAGCCCCCGAGTAGATTACGCACGCGTAGCGCATAAGCACCTGTCGGGCTACACCGCTGTCCGTACCGCTGTCCGTACCGCTGTCCGTACCGCTGTCCGTACCGCTGTCCTGTCCTACAAGTCCCACGTACCCACGCTGTCGAACCAAACGCGGTGTGTTGAATGTACACCACGTTCGGCGTCAAACACACACCATTGCGTTAGGAAAGCGGACATGTCAAGGTGTGAATACCACCCATGTACCTGTCGGCATGCCTTTTCGTAGGTGTCTGGCGTGGTACGTTTTGGCATGTCGACATTACAGCGGTTTTTCATGTTGGAATCAATACACATGTAGTCGGTAAACCCAAGCATGGCAAGGGTAAACGCCGCTTTAGTGTGGCTTAGTCCCTTCATTTTGTCGACAATTTCCAGCCACGCATCGCGGACATTACCGTCTTCTAACATGTCGATAACGTCGTTATACGCCTGTCTGTCCATGTCCTGAAGCCATTCAGCTTTCTGGTTGTGGTACATACTTTCTTTTGACACTTCCCCGTCCTGTAGCCATTTGATGTATGCGATTTCGTGTTTGTGAACTTTAGTCCTGATTGACAGGATTGCGAAGGCACGCGACTTGTGTAACATGTCAATCTGTTCGACTCTTTCCACCGACAGGAATTTTTCCCGCGTGGCTGTTAGTCGGGCTTCAACGTTCGCATAGTTGTCCGCATTATCCGCTTTCCACTGTTTTACACTTTGGGTCATGGTTTCGTTTTCCTCAATAGGTTGTATGTCGGATGGGTATATAAACTTTTTGTTATCCCGCTGTTATTCCTGTAATTCCATCTTTACCACATTTGGCGTACCATATTTGGAATAATTCCAGTTATCAGGGGCATATTTCTCATTCCATTCAATAGAATCACATACAGTAAACCCATGTTCACTGTATAACTCTGGTAGCTTACCGTCAAAACACCATAGGTAGGTAGCACCCATATCTATCGCCAATTTGACAAACGACATTCCGATACCCTTGGGACCATTATCGTTAAATAATGACACTATTTCGCCGCTGTTTGTCACACCGAAACCCGCGTTATACAGCGGAGACATGAAATAGTCGGTTTTATCCGTAGCTACACAGTCCACAAACGCCGCTTTTTCGGGTTCTTTAGCTTCCCATGCCTGTATTGATTGGACAAACCGTTTTGTCGTTACCTGTTTGATGATTGTCATTCTTACCTATCCTCGTGCATAACAGCGTCCTGTCGGTCGTATGCGGTACATTCGTGTTCTATACCAGCTTCACATGCCCCACAAAAGCTGTTTTGTCGGACGGTTTCGGTGTAGTTCATGGTTTTGCTTTCCTCAAGCTACTATTATAGGGTATCTGTATTAAAGGTTTCGTTATGGATAACAGCGGTCGGCGTTTTGCGGTGTCGGTGCTTTTCCGCACACGTCGCGCCGTAATACAATTCGCGCCTGCGCGAGGAGCTACAGGGTATATATACTTGTTGCCACAACACTTATATAGGTGAATATGGATTTCGCTATTACTCACAGTTATTAATCCAAAGATATTTATGTGAACCTCGCATATTGTACGGTATGCAAGCCAGTAATACGACAGAAAATAAAATAACTCAGGGTAATTATTATTCTCAGTTATCAGTATTACTGTTAGTTATTAGTATTACTCCTACTCATATATTACCCACAGTTATACGTATTACTCCCACGCATTACCCACGAGGGAGATGAACGGGGGGGGGGGTCCTAATGATAATTTAAGGCCGCCGCCGTCCTAATCATATTTCTGGCGATTTTTCAACACAATTAGAACAGCTTTATTGATGCGTCCATGACAAAAGACTGAACACTTCTTGCATCAATCTTCCCGTGACACTTACGTCCAACCGCTGAGTATTCTACCACGTTCTCACTCTCGAAGGCAAGACGTAGTTCCTTCCCGTCGATTGTCACATGCTCGACGTTTCCTCTCTGTTCGCTCGCCTTGTTGTTTTTGTAAAACTGTTCCAGCTTTTGATAGTCTGTTTGGTTTTTCTTCATGTTTCAAAAGTGCATCGGAAAATTTTACATCAAATTTAGTTCATCGGCGTCAGCGAGTGCTTTGAACACGTCGAGCGGACGCGTCTCGATAACGTCGTAGCCCATGTCCGCCCACATCTCAGCCTCGTCCCGCAGTGTGGTGTGAACAGCGTAGTTCACGAACGGAATGATGTACAGCGTTTCCATGTCGTCGTGGTCAAGGTCGTTAGGGTTTCGGTGGTTCATGGTATCTTTTTCCTCGTATATCTATTGGTTAGTATCTGTATTAAAGCTATCGGTTTACGACTGCTTAACTTTCTGTGCCAGCTTCACACCGTAGTAGCCCATCAAGCTGTCGAGGATAGTATCCTCTACTTGGTGGTCGAAGTCCCATCCTTCGTAGCCCATGCTACGCGGTCCCTCGGGGCACCAGTCGTACTTTTCGTACAGCTTCATGGTCGCCAGCTTCCACTCGAACGCTTCCCAAAAGGGCACGAGTGCGCCGTAGGTCAGTGTCTCCTTGCCCTCTGGTGCCAGCGTGCCAATCACGTAGCCGCTCGCAAAGTGGCCCACGTTGTCCCACCACCAGTGTTTCGCGTAGCCGTCGTGGAATATGTTGGTCACCGCAACGATACCGCCAGCAACGCCCAGTCCAATCTTTTCTCGTAGTCTCATGGTTTTGTCCTCATAGTATAGTATGTGAGGTATTGTATTAAAGCTTTCGATTAGTACACCTTCTCGGTGAACGTAATGTAGTCATGCCGCCTACCCTCGCTCGCCTTGTACACGCCTTCCGTATCAGTCGGGGTCAGGTCGAACACGTTAGGGAAGTCTGTCCCTGTCGGCGTCGTTCGCACGCTGAGTCGCCCGTCGCTGTGTTCCTCGGTGACCAGTAGAGTGTGGCCCTCTGGTAGGTACGCGTGATGGCTGTCGACAACTTCGACGTAGTAGTTTTGCATTGGTTTTCTCCTCAATATAGTATACGTGGGTATGGGTTATAAGTCTTCTGGTTCGCCCATGAAACAGTCGAAGCACATGCCTTCGATACCGTCGCCAGTGATGTTAGCCGTGCAGTGCTTACAATTGTTCCAGTGTTCACTACCCAGTACGTATGTCAGTCCACAGGTAGGACACACGCCCATCGGGTAGCTGTCCTGTACAATTTCATCCGAGCAGTCGTAACATTTCATAAATCATACACCGTCTCGTCCCACTCCTGAAACTCTGCGTAATCAAGGACAACAGGCTCACCGTCGACAAATCCCACGTTCTTTGGGATAACATCGTACATCACAATGTCATGTTCGTCCATGAAGTCCCTGACAGCGGTCTTTGCCATACGGCGCTCGTCTCTGCACGGAAACTCAGCCCGCTTCATGACAAGCCAGCGGTAGTTCTCACGGTCCCAGTCAACGATAGGACAGAGAACACTGCGCTTTTCCTCGTTGGGTGCGCTGTTCCACGCATCTATCTCCTGCTTGTTCTTGTCAGGTCGACCAACTTTTACCACATAGTCGTCGTCAAGTGCCAGCGTCATACGGTGCCGCCCGCTACCAAGTTCCTCAAGTCCAACCTCGTTGATGACAGTTGATTGCATCTTACGCACGACAGGGTTTTGCGTAAGCTCACCATCAAATTTACTCGTCACCTCAGAAATCTTTTGCAGACTTGGGTTCGTGTCAGCGGACGGTTCTTTCGTACTGCGCTGTCGACCAAGTGCGTGCATCAGTTTTTGTAGCATGGTTTTCCTCATACTACTGTACACGGGATAGTATATTAAGTGTTTCGGTTGGTGATTACATCACCACACCATATGAATCGTAGATTCAGAGATTTACGCCCAACTCGTTCCCTCTCCGTAGTCAATAACCACGGCCTTACCGTCGAGCCATGCCACGTTTTTGACGTGAATGTCAGGGATATGGACACCTCGTAGGTCAAGTTCATCAGTTACCTTACTGACAAGTCGTTTTCTGTCATGTCGGTCTTCTGGAACCTCTGCCTTTGGCATGATAATCCAGTCGTAGGTCCGAGCGTGTGCCGTAACAGGGCATAGAATATCCTGATGTTTGTCAGCTTTCTTCCACCCGACAACCTCCTGTTCATTAGCACGGGGGGAGCCGCACTTAATTACGTAGTCTCCAATTTCGTAAACAGTACGGTAGCATCCTGAACCAATCTGGTCAATGCCTGCCGTGTCTCTCAGCAGGTCACCCGCCTCGTACCTGTCCCGTAGGTCGAACGCGCCGAGTATTGACGACAGTTTGTACTGTTCTCTGTTTGACAGGTCGTCAACCACGGTATCAAGATTGTACCCGCTCATACTTTCCGCATGAATCACGGCCTCACCGCGTTTAGTCAGGTCTTTAAGGTCAACGTTGTAGTAATCACGTTTCTCGTCGGCCTCGGGGTAGCCCTTCATGGCCTTGAACGCCGACCGTATCTCACTGTTCTGCTTGCTCATACCAGTGGGGTACGTGGTTTCACTGGACTCTGCAATACCAAGGAACTTCTTGATTCTTTGCATCATGGTTGTACTCATACTATAGTACAACAGATACGGGTATAAAGCTTTCGATTATGCGCTGTTGATAGCCAACAGTACCATGAGACAGCCAAAAAGCATGGACAGCATACCTAACAGCACCATCTCCACGTTTGTATTGCCGCCGCTCTTTACGATGAAAGCACCAGCAAGAAAGGACGTGAATCCAATTGCTGTTGATAACAGTTTAAGTGTATCCATACCTACCCTACGAGTGAGGGGGTATTAAGTCTTCCGATTATACCCTGTCAATGTCAGGGTGTAGCATGTGGTCACGCTCAACGTGACTGTCACGCCGCTTTTGTGCCAGCTTGTCCGACGACATGCTGATAAACCGTTCACCGCAGTACGGACAGCCGCGTGATGCGTGCGCCATTAGTTCTCAGCCTCGTACTCCTCGATGCGGTCGTGTCCTTCCCAGTCGCGGGGCATGACTGACGCCATAACCTTGTCAAGTTCGTAGCTGTATCGGTCTTCGTCGTGTCCTCGGCTTCGTGCCATACTAAACAGTATGCGAGGTACCTACTTAAGTCTGTCGATAAAATATTTGGGCAGGCTTAACTGACATACGTCTTTGCCACTATGTATATAATTACACCGAAAACAGAAACGTATACAACCATGCCTGTGATTGTAAAAACGTTCACCATAAAGTCGAGGATACTAACAATCACATGTTAGTTTGTAATCAGCGTCGTGACATTTTTCCAGCCCGATATGCACGCTCATTAATCAGTGGTTTGAACACCCACATTATCCCCTTCTTAATCACTGGTTTGGAATTACGGAATAATTCAGACACCGTATGAATCGGTAGATTCAGAGGTCCGACCACTGGGTCACGCTTCGATTTTAAGGCCGCTGGTGTGTCCGCACGCAGGTTCTTTGCCTTCGCCAGTACGTCGGGGTCATGCCACCACTGAAACCGCTCAGACGGCGTTGTGAGAGGCTCCTTACGTCCATCAATTACGAAGTGAGGTACCAGTGTACCGCCGCACTCGCAACCGCGTGACATAGTAAGCCACCGCTCGCTCACCTTGGCCTCACAGTCGACACACACGGCGCTGTGTTCCTTACCGTAGTGTTCCACAGGCTCAAGGGTATGAAGCTCGCCGCAACACTTACACGTAGTGGTCTGATTCAGGTCGTACATGGTACCAAAATCGAACCGTGCAAAGCACCGTGTACATTCGCCTCTCACTGTCATGCTTAGTATAGGCGATACGGGGTTAAAAGTCTAACGGTGTTCGGTCAGGTCGTCAATCCAAACATTTGACACAAGCTTCATGCTGTTAGATTTGCGTCGGCGGTACATCTTAAAGACCTTCTCGCCGTGTTTCAGCCCGTCGACAATCTGGTGTTTACTCTGGTCCTTGTCCTTGAACGTGTACTCCCGCGTGCTGAGTTTCTTTCGGTCGTATCCAAGGTCGTCGTCATGGCCGTCCTGTGGTGCGCGTTCTATTGCCATACTCAGTGTACGCACTATGGGTACTTAAACTTATTGGATTGAATTACTGAAAATGAGTCGTAATTAGCGGGCACAGTCGAACCGTACTGTACGATGGTAGTAGGGTAACCATGACGAAACCTTCCTCCGTCGTCACAGCACAGTGTTACCGACTGCACCCGTTACCAATTACGGGACCTTTACAGGTCCTTGAGCCAGACGAAATCAACGTTGTGAATCCCGCACGTCGGTACGTTGTCCGTCCATTGTTCTGCCGTGTGTCGCACGTTGCATCCTTCGGGACAGGTGAACAGCACCTTTGTTTCTCCCATACCCTACATAGGGTGGGGTACTACTTAAGTGTTTTGTTTACCTTGAACCGAGACTTTTGAGCTTCACGTCGCTCGGCCTCGGCCTTGTCGTGTTTCGCTTTCTGTTGTCGGAACCATTGCAGACGCCCACGGAAAGCACCGAAGAATTTCTGCTTTTCTTCGACGGTCATGCTTTCCCAGTCGTCGGGTAGGTCGTAGTTTGGGCACGCCATACTATGTATAGGAACCCCCACTACTTAAATCTATCGGAACAGAATGTCCGCTGTTCCATCAATCACCACGGTATCATCAGCGGTAACGCTGAATTGCACCCTGTTGATACCCTCACTGACACGCTTAATCTCAGCCCGCGCTCGGACCTTACTGCCGACGTAGGCAGGAGCAAGGTACTCAGTCTGTTTGCTCACGAGGATAACCGTCTCGTCGTCATGTGCAAGGTCGTTAATGGCAGAGGACAGCACGCCCTCGACCAGCACGCCGTGGATGATAGCACTGTCGAAGCCAGCATCTTTTGCCTTGCTGTTTGACATGTGAACGTCGTTAAAGTCGCCTGTCATTTGGGCGAACAGGTTCACATCAGCCCGCGTAATGTTCTTAATCTCGATACCACGCCGCTCTGGAACTTCAACGTTTGATTTGTTCATAGTTCTGCGTGTTCCGCTTCGATTAGTCCGTTCACTCGGTCAGCAATCACAGCAGTATTTTTTACGCGGGACACCGTTATAACGCTGTTGGTCCACACGTCCGTCGAGACAGACCCAGCCATCAAGTCGTTCTCGCCGTAGACCAGCATGTCCTCCGTAACCTCGTCGTATCGGACGGTGCAGACACCGACGTACCATTCGGGCAGTTCCCCCATGATAAGCTCTGCGACAAGTCCGCTGTCAATTTTGTTTTGCATGGTTGTTTACTTCCTCGTTTTACTATTAGAGGGTATATGTATTAAGTCTTTCTATCGGCTCTTGAACAGCACGACGTTCTCCGACGTAGCGGACGAGGGAGAGATTAGGAAGCCGTGGTCCCTGATTAGGTCTTCCGCGCTAAGACCCACAGAATCCGTGTACGTAACACGAACCCTGTCGTTCTTGCTCGTGACAACACCCTTGTTACCGTCGTTTTCCTCGCCCTGCTGTGCCTTGATAGCCGCGTACATCGGGTTAGCTTCGGTCATTGTTTTTCCTCATACTACAGTAAGAGAGATAGGTACTTAATACTTCCGTTTGTCCTCGCACCACAGACAAATCACATTTGAACCGAGTGGTGTAAACACGGAAGTATCGCTGTCCTCGTAGCCGCAAAGGTGACACTTCATTGTTCTGACTCCCTGTTACGCTGTCGTTCCTTCACAGATTCACGGTGAATCTTAGAGAACATCGGTGCTAACTGTTCGGCGTCGTACTCTGGTGGGACCATGATAATTTCTGGCATTAGACCATCTCCTTGTGTTCAATCCAGTTAACAGGCGCACCCATAAATTTACAGACACGCTCAAACCGTTCGTCGCCGTCGTGGATAGGCTCACCGTATCGCAGGTCAGTCTCGACGTGTGCTAACTCATGTAGCACTGTCAGTTTGTAGGTTCTCCACCCGTACTTTTCGTACTCCCGTTCTGACAGGTAGATAACGAACGCATGAAACTCATACTCCCCGCCGTGGGTCGAGTAGAATGGGTGCATCGCTCCGTTCGTGACAATCTCGTGACCCTTTCTCTCACCGACAAAATCAAGGTCAGGCTGTGGGACAACGAACAGGTCAGTGTCGCCAGCCAGAAGGTCCAGCTTTGAACACATTGACCTGACATAATCGCCAGCTTTTTCTTTCAGGTCGGTGGTAGTTTCGTGGTCAAGTCCGTAACACATTTCATCAACCATCCGAGCCACCGTGTGCATCTCCATACTACACCTACGAGGGTATGGGTATTAAACTTATCGGTCGATGTGTTCCCAGTCGAGATTTGCACATGTGCTGTGGTCAAACCAGTCTTCGGCGGACTTGACAAAGTAGTAATACTTACGGTATCCGTTTACCACGTCGTCGTCCTTGCACCAGTCGGGCATACACTGCGGCGGGTCAGTGAAGTTACCGCGTGGCATCTCCTCAAATATCTGACGTATGTCGAACTGTTCCATCTTTGTGATGCTGGCGTGGGGCTTACCGCGCTCCCGCTCAAAACGGTCACCGATAGCGTTAGCGTAGTGGTACAGCCAAATCCAGTTTGTCCGTGACTTAGCGGCCCACGTACAACACGGATGATTGACATATCCCCGACCGTAGAACGCCAAGTCTTCGAGGCCGTTGATGTGTAGCGCAGTGTTTAGAATCTGCACGGTTTCAAGTGGCATCTTTGTAAGATGCGTGTCACATAGGCCGTCGACTGACGTACTGTGGTTTCGGTCAAGAACGAAGATATTAATAATTTTTCACCTACTCTCATTACGCTGGTAGGGTATAAGTAGTTGTCGATTAATCTATCTGACAAATCATATTGTAGTAGAAATCTCCACGCTGTTTGTGCGTCCATGCGTGACACTGTGTGCAAAGTATTTTTCCGTTATCAACATCGTACCTATATTTATCTGACTCAGCCCACGGTATAATATGATGTGCGTGAAGGTCGTCATTACATCCACATATTTGACATTCGTAATTATCCTTCTCGTAGACAGCACTACGCCATTCTTTATATCTATCAGAATCCCGTTCCTCGCTGGCTTCTCGATAGTCAGCGGAATGTCGTGTTTCTATATCATGACGCTTCATTAATATTTGCACCATCGAAGGTGTACAGCCGAGTTTTTCAGCTATCTCCCACTGTCTCATACCATATTCGTGATACATCTCCCGTAACTGCTCCCGTGTAACATCTATAAACTGTTCCTTCTTGATATTAAAACGTTGTATATATTTGTTAATAACACCTACGGAACAACCAAACTCACTGGCTATCTCCCGTTGTGTCATATCTTTTGTGATATACATATCAACGAGTGTTTCTTTATCCTTGTATCTACTGTTCATACTACTGGTACGCTGGTAGCCTACTTATAGTTATCGGTCCCCAAATTCGTAGTATTCCATCTTGATGTATGGAACATCAGCACGTTCTAACAGTAGTGACACTTCCATGTCATTAATGTCGGCAACGAAGCTAAGGTACTGGTCGATACCTCTGTCGTGTGCGTATTGCACAGACTTCTTGAAACTCTCGGTTGCATCAACATGCTTACACATACGCTCAAACTCCTCGTCGCCGTCAGTAAACCGCTGTGGGCTGGCGAATGAGTGGTCAATCTCAGCGTGAATTAGTTCGTGGCGAATGACACGTTCGTACATCTCGTAACCGTAGCCCTCGTAGGCATCAACGCTAAGGTTTACGATTGACAGGTGTCCGTGCATATCCTCCGTCGTCAGACAGCTACCACCTGCACGCGTGGTACGCATCTTGGTAAGGCTGAAGGTCTTGAGTATGTCCCACACCTCAAACTTAATTTCTACCTGATTGCTGGCGATGTGAAGGTACGGGTGTTCCTCGCACATCTCGGCGTAAACGCGTTCTGCCATGCCCTCGACCTCGTGGTCGTAGACCTTTTCGCAACGGCTGTAGTGCGCCGACAGCTTGCTGAGTGCGTCCGCGTGAAGTCTGTCCACCTGTTCGGGGGTGTCGTGTTTGTATGTCATGGGTTCTTTCACAGTAGGTAGTACGTGCTATGAGGTTATAAACTTATCGAATGTGTTCGGGCTTCACTGATGCCGCTCGGCACATGCCGTCGATGGGGTTTCTGTAATCCTCGTAACAGTTGCTCACCATAACGTGAGGTCCGAGTGCAGACTCAGCGAGTAGCCCGCTCGGGGTTTGTTCCGTGTAGCCGTGGCCCGTAACGATGGCGTCCCACGGTGATGAATCCTCGGCACGCTCAATGGTGACGACAGTACCAGTTGGGTGTTTCTCACGAATCTCCTCGACAGCGGCCTCAATTTCAGCGTCAGTCATGTTTTCTACCACAGTAGGTAGTACGTGGTATGGGGTTATAAACTTTTCCCATGTCGGCGTCAGGCGGCACAGAGTAGATTGCGTACACGCGAGCAAGCGATTTTCCACGTTGTGAGCTATGCTCACACACTATGGCGACGTAATCGCCAAGTTGGAACGAAAGATTTATATACCCTACAGTGCGTAGTTAACAGTAGATTACATGCGGTACAATACAACCTTAGCTGTTCGTAAAAAGCGTTTCAACATTGGACTACAGCGACACCGACAGGGAAAGTATTAAGTACGTATAGTACATTAGTAGTAATATGCAGTTTAATGACACCGTTTTCGAGAAGAAACCACAAACGGATGCAAAGGACTGCTGGTCATGCCAGCGTCCTGATGCGATTCTGTGTAAGACTGAATCAGGTGACTGGTTGCACCGCTGTACGACCTGCGGCACCGAACGCGGACCATACGGAGAACAATAAAATGGGATACACATACAGTAGACACAAGTGCGAAGACTGTGGAGAACGTAGCTATGTAACGTATGACGGCCATCTTTGCGCTCGGTGTAACTCAAAACGATAGCTTTATAACCCTGTACAACATGAGTAATAATATGGAAGAACGACTTCAAGAAATCTGTGAGGCAACGAACTACGGTGAAGACATGACAGCGGAGTGGGAGGGCGAGCTTATCGACCTGACTCAAGACCTTAGCTGGTCAACGGACCACGACGGCGACGACTTTACTGCATCCGCTTACATCGGTGATGTAAAGGTGCAGTGGGGTACGAGTGTGACCCACGACCGTAACGGCGCACGGTTCTCCTCGTTTGGCTATCTCGTGATTGAAGGATACATCAGCGACGAGGAATCTGGCGACGACGAGTATGTGCTGTTCGAGTTGGACTGCGAGATACCCGACTGGGAACTTGAAGACGAGTTACTCGACGCCGAACAGCGTATCGAAGACTGGTCACGGGAACGCCGACAACAGCGACAAGACTACTGGCGGAGTGTCATGTAGTGCTGTCTGAGTACGCGAATCTTATCTTTCTTATCGGAGGTATGATTCTGAATGTAACCGCGATACCTGTACTGCTCGACAGCGAGCGGTCGGTTCCGCGTGTTACCAGCGGTATGATGGCGGCGGTGCTTACATTCTATGCATTTACTTACATGTCAATGAACTTACCTCTCGCCTCGCTGTCAGTTGCAGTTGGTTCTGTCATCTGGATGGCAATTCTGGTGTGGAGAGCATAGCAGGGGGGTCCTAATGATATTTTCTGGCGCTTCGATACCTTTTTATACCCGTAAACCGTAGTAGAAGTATGGAGATAATTGCCGCTCGGCTGGAAGAACACTACAACGCAGTGCTTGTGAAAACTGTTGGCCTTAACGGGGCTATGGCGCACCACTGGTTTGATAAAATTGATACCGAGTCAATCATCTACGGTGGCAGTGTCGCGTACTTCGAGGATAAGAAGACTGGTGAGTTAGCACGTATCTCAGCCAGTAGTGAGACGACCGTGCCGAAGACTGACATTACTGATTACGCAGAGTCGAAAGGTTATAATGTCATCGAGGAATAGAAACACTTAATACAATAGGTATCGTATGGTATAGTATGGCGCACAGCTCAACTAAGACCATCGGCCCGCTGACGAACAAGTGTATCAACTGCTCCGCTGATTACCACAAAACGCGTGGTACGTGGGACGGCAACTACTGTGAAGACTGTCACAGCTACCGTATCGACAACGGCGTGTTCCCTGAAGCAGAGTAATCGACACTTTTATATACCTGTCTCTCGTAGTAAGACTATGGGAGACGACTTACAAACGTATCGAACCGTGCTTCGGCACATCGTTCGACCTGACGACTACAGTATTCGGATAGAATCACCAAGTGTCATGCTGTACGACTGGGAGGCGCTGTTTCTACACGAGTGCCTACAGGAGTATGCCGCATACGACGCTTCAAGTGACGAGTACCGTGACATTGCATACGGTTATGCCGAGTTTATTGACATGACCGTCAGACAGGAGAACGCTGAGGTACTGTACCTGTACGCGCATACGCGTGACGCGTGGACAGTACTGCTCGATGCACTCCGACACTCGGACAACATTGCGGTGTCCAAACACGTCAACGACAGGGTGTCAGACGCGTTCATCAGCTTTGAGGAATCTGACCTATGAAGCGATAACTATAAGTACCCATACCTCGTATTGTATAATGTGGAAGAAAAGCACATAACAGAGAAGAACATCATGACTCAAGCAAACATCGAAACTATTGACGGCGCGGAATCACTCGCACAGCAGACTGGCCTCGACTTTGAGGTCGCTATGAACATCATCAGCATTGTCGAACGGCGGACCAAGCTGTCGGGCAAGTCGCTCGCACTCGTGAAGATTAGCGACTGGCTGGCCGAACAGCATCAGGACGAACACGGCTTCTCGTCAGAGTATCTTCTGGTCGAGGAAGTCGAAGACTACAGCCAAAACTCGTGGCTGGTCGAGGGCGCTGTTCACGTTACCCACGAGGGTCTTTCGGACTCGGATGCGCCCCTGTCCGTCGCCCTTGAGACGCTGAACCACAGTACGCAGGAATACCCGCGTGACAAGGGCACGACGTGGGTTCCGAAAAGTCAAACGGAGAACCTGTTTGCCATTGACGCCTGATGTTCAAAGCGGACATACCGCCGTGCGACGAGTGCGGTTCGACGGCGACAAGGCAGTACAACGATGGTATGACAACGACCATCACCTGCGCTAAGTGTGGTGCGTTCTTGGCGGAGTTGGAGAACACAATCGGCTGAAGCGATAACTTTTTATAGTACAGTAACATAGTAGTGGTATGGATATACTACACTTGTCCAACACTGGTGTTATTGAAAACGCTGTCCGTGTTAATGAAAACCTTAGATTATTTGAACGGTTTTACCCGTTCGTTTCTGACACGGTACAAACAGAAGTAGACCACATTAGCATGAGTGATGATGGTAGCTGTGAATGGGGTATCGTAGCTGTTCAGCCGCACACGTACAAACGACGTGCTGTGTTCAAGTAAAATCGAAACGTTTATACCAATGGCACCCCTCTACTATAGTATGGAAGGAGAAAACGAGACTCCAACGGTTGTCCCGATTTACGAGTTTGTGTTCGAGAGCGGCCTCGTTCGCACGACTGAACACCTCGACGCTCTTGGTCCCGAGGGCGCTGAGTTGCTGGCGGAGATGGGTGAGGCGGACCCTGACTGCGACGTGCATGTCATTGGGTATCAGGCGTAAGGCAGTATCGAAAGGTTTAAGTACATATCCACCGTATGTATGAGTAAGAAGATGGATACACTACAAAAAGGTTTAATCAGCGAACACGCGGTCAAACTGTTTGCTGTCAAGAACGGTTACACTGTCCTTGAACCAACTGGTGTCGAACGTTACGACATTGTATTGGAAAAGGATGCTGAGTTTACCCGTGTGCAAATCAAGACTGGTAGAGTGAAGTCCAGTAATGTAGCAGACTACATTGCGTTCACGTCTCAGTCACGCACGCCTTACGCGACTGAAGCGGGACAGGGATACAGCCGAGAGGATGCAGACCTGTTTGCGGTGTACACGCCTGAATTGGACTCAATCCACTGGGTCCCTGTCGAATTGACGCAGAACGGTACGTCTCGCTTGTACCTGCAAGACATTCCACGAATCAAGATGTATGCAAGCGAATACGAAACACTTAAGTAGATACCACTCGTAGATAGGGTAAGGACGCAGGGTCGCATGGGAGCGGCACTCGTTCCTCTACACGCTGTGGTAGTAATACACGGCAAAGAGAACAACAATGAGTACGCAAGAATCAGAAGTCGAAGCGGCACAGGACGAGAACGAAGAACAGGCATGGATTAACCAGAAGCCGACCACCGAGATTAGTGGTGTCTTCAAGGACATTATCTACTCGGGTGAGCTTTCCGAGCGTGCCGCGCAGAACGGTACCTCGTTCGGCATCCTTTTCGAGGATGTTGAGGTCGAGAACGGTGAACTGTTCCGCAACCAGAACAAGGAAGACGGTGCCTTCGTCGTTGTTGACGAGGAAACTGGCAAGCGTGCCACCGACTATCGAGTCGTGGACCTTGACGACGACAAACTGAACACCGCCGAGGTTAACGGCGAGACGTTTGTCACTGACCGTGCGGGCCAGACCTTCGAGGCTGGCAGTATCGACTCGTCTGACGAAGACGTGATTGTCTGGTACAACGGCATGGCTGGACAGGTCATTGCCCGTGCCCTCGACATGAACGGACGCCCGTTCGCTGAGTACAAGGAAGACGGCTACCTCGTCAAGGGCCTCCTACAGGTCGCTGAGGGCTGGCGAGACGGTAACAAGGGTGCGATGGTCAAGAGCGGACTTGGCCCCCGAGTTGCCCGCGCTCCTATCCCGCGTGACGACCACGTTGACACCCGTATCTCCATCGAAATTGGTCGGTGGAACGGTGGTAACATGTACGAGGCGACTGTCACGGACGCCGAGGGCGACGAGATTGAGATGCAGTACAACGGTGACGCCGACGACGTTCTCGACGCACACGAGTACGGTATGCACCTCCACCACGGCGACGGCTGGCAGGACGAGCCTGCGAACGCGCAGAAGCCCGCCCGACAGTTCACTGGTATCACCGCTGACGCTGTTGAATCCGAAGACGGTGAAGGATTCAGCCCCGTCCAGCAGAACTTCATCAGCAGTGTTACGGACGCTGTGATTGAGACGGGCCTCCGAAACGCCGACGACGCCTTCGTCAACGGTGTCGCAGGCCTCATGGACCAGCACGGTGTCACGGGCGACACGGCGGCGCTGACCGAGGAGATTAACAACAATGTCCTCGCCCACTACGGAGAGTTAGAAGACGAGCAGTAATCTCTAACCCCGCAGTCATATTAGATTAAACATTTACTCTATCTCTTTCTATTGATTTACTGACGTTTGGGGAAACGTTTATATAGTCTGCGGTCATATATATTTATATGAGAATTGAAAAGGCTGTAGCTACTTGTTTGTGTGGTAAAGACTTTTCTGGACGAACGTCGGACAGTGTTACTGTTGGCGATACCAACGTTACGTTCGAGAACCATTGCTCTTTTTGTAAGCATGACACGGTTGTAAAGAAGAATCGAAAGGGTACGCCGAGGATTATATACTTCACCTACCTTCCAACGGAAGCTTTATAACCCTATACGTTGTAGGTATAGTATGGCAAACGCCTACATAGAAATCGAAACCACTGTCTATAATGAGAACGGAGATATTCTTAGACAAGAGGTTTCAGAGTGTGACGAAACCTGTGTTGAGCTATCTACGAAACCGCTCGACACTGGTACGTACCGTGTTGTCAACAAAGTTACTGATGTTCGGGTGGAACAATGACTATCATGGTTCCATTATCGGACGTGCTGGTGGCGCTGTTTATCACGGCGCTCGGAGCTATCTCACTTGGTTTAGAGTGGGGGCGCACGCAGGGCTACGACGTTGGATTTAAGGACGGCTTCCACAAGGGGGGAGCAAAGTGAGTGAAAGTTTAGTAGCAATTGGTATCATCTCATTTTGCCTTCTTGTGTACGCTGTACACCTCGTTTTGGAGATGAAGAATTTCCACGACGTGCAGAAAGCTATCCGAAAGGAACAGATGTTAGCTGACAAGGAAGAAATGCGAAAGCTTTATACCAATCAACCGCGTAGTAAGAGTGAGGACAAATAACAATGGCAAACTGCATCCACTGCAATGACGAGGAACAGAGCGGACGAAACGGAGCTTTCTGCTCTGGTAGCTGTAAACACGAGTACCGCTCGGGCAAATCCGACTCGGACAATAACAAGAAGTCTGGTTCTATCAAGCTGGACTACACGAACGGTGGTGTTAAACGATAATGGATAACCCCATCTTGGCTGTTTCGGTATCATTTACAATGATGATTATTCATCTGATTGTTATACGCGCCGCACTAACAAAGGATGATAAATTAGCTGTAGTGTTTAACAGCGTGGCATATCTCCTCTGGTCTGTCTTCCTACTGTTCGCAGGGTGGTCGTTCTAATGGACGAATTTGGTGAATCCATCCTCACAGTGTGTGAAAGTAGTTCACAACCTTGTGATTCGGATAACGTGGAGAAAATCGGTGAGAGCGTGGACGACAATGGTAATATCTACGACCTGATGATTTGCCACGAGTGCGGTGACCACGGCCTCGTTCTTCGAGAGATTAACGAGACTGTCAAAATCGAGGATACTGAAAAATATGAGTAAGAAAACTGTGTTCGTCCGTGTACCACGAACGTTTGACCAAGAAGACTGTTCAAACCTGACAACGGTACTTGAGGATGAACTTGGCTCTGACTACAGCGTCGTGCTTATGTCAGATAGTATCGAGTTTATGACCGCCGACGAAGTACGGGAATTTGGTGAGGCCCTAATCGAATTAGGAGAGCAAAATGGGTGAAATTCTAACAATTTCTGCCGTTATATTGTTCTTCTTGATAATATACTGGCTGTCCATCGCTGACGAACAACAGGCGAAGGAACGTAGAAAGCGACACCGACACTACCGACGCCACCGTCGACAGCGGCGTAAACGACGACGGCGTAAGCGGCGTAAGCGGCGGAGGCGGCCATGAACAAGGCTGTCGAGGTGTACGACACGACGAAGTGTCAGCGGGTTGCGCTGTGGTACTACGGTATGCCCGACGAGGTGCGGACCTTCCTCGAAGACCAAGGGTATATGCTACGCGAACACGAGTACCAGTAGTGTAAATGCGAAGCTTTTTATATAACGTATCGTAATTGTGCAACGGATAGTTGGGAATTACATTCCCACACTGTAGCTACGTAATAGCTAAGTTTTCGCCCTGTCGGTGTCCGCGTTGCTGTTCAAACGTTGGAAAGCTTGCGGTGCAAGCGACCCCATGTGGCGGTAATCACAGGGGTCACTCCGAAAGGTTTATATGGTGTACTCCCGTATTGATAGTACGGAGAAACAAACTACATGAACATCCAAGCTGACAAACAGCGAGAAGTTAAGCACGAGATATACCGACCGAACGTAGTCAAAGATTTTGTTGACTACAGTCGGTGTCTTCAACTGCTCAACGAGGAACAGGCTGTTGCTACGCTGATGGTCTATCTGACGGGACTACTCCCTGACGACTCGGACAACGCGGCGGCATACATTACAGGTGGGTCCAGCGGTGGTAAGACCCACATGAAGGACAAGGTTATCGACAACGCCTTCAAACTTCGTGACAACGAAAAAGACCACTGGCTATTCAGTACCACGAGTACGTCTGCCAAGGGTCTTATTGACGACCCGCTGTGGGACAAGTCGCGTATCGCGGCACTCAACGAACTTAACAAAATCGGTGAGGAGATGCTTGAGTTTCTCAAGTCTGTCCACGGTGACGACGGCGGTCACGACTACACGCGTAATCAGGCTAACGCCGACGCCGAGAGTGGTTTCGAGTCGGTTCACGTTGGCTCTAAATCGCTCCCTGTCGTGTTCATGCTTGCCGACGAGAACAAGATGAACGTCGAGGCTGAGTTGACCACCCGTATGATTGAGATTAAGGTTGACGAAACCGAAGAAAAGAACGCTGGTGTCCACGACATGCACTGGGGTCACAACAATCTCAAAATCGAGGGTGTTCAGCACAACTACATTCGGGACGACCCCGAGCTTGAGTATGCTATTCAGCGTCACATCGCTGACATACCCGTCGACACACCTGTCATCATTCCGACTGGTGAGAACCGCTTCGACGGTGACGACTGGAACGCGAGCGAGGTCACTAAGCCTATGTTTAGTTTCTCTCGTTCTGAATCTACCCGTGCGTCACGGATGATTAGTTCCATGACCAAGGCGAGCGCACTGCTCAACTATCAGGACCGTGACACTGTGATGTGGGAAAACGACGACGGTGAGAAAGAGGAACACATTGTGTTAGCACCGCAGGACGTTGCTAACATGATTGCTATTCGACGTGTTCTGCTCACGACCACGCACGGTCTTGACGACAAGAAGATGGCTGTCCTCGACGCGATTATCGAGACTGGTGGTATGGCTGACCGCGACGGCACGGCGCTACAGGCGACCATCAAGGACATTGAGCGTCACATTCAAAACAATCCGCGTATCGCCACTATCGGCAAGTCACAGCTTCGGAAGATTCTCGACGCGATGAACGAGGATTACCTGATTGACATTCGTGACAACCCCGAAGACCTTCGTGAGAACCTATACGTCTACGACGGCGCGGACGCACTGGGTCGACCGAACATCGAAGACTTCCACGACAAGTTTGCTGATGTTATCGACCCTATCACGGGCGAACACATCAGCGAGACGGTGCGACGACAGCAGGAGGCGCTCGGAGCTAAGAACCCCGCCGATGTTCTTGACACCGAACCGACTGGTCAGCAGGAAATTAGTTCGTCCGACCTGTCAGACGTGGAACAGGCAACGCTCGACGCCTTGGACGACACACTACGCGGTCACAAGGTCCGTGCTGAGTCACTCGAAAACATGGACTGGGAACACATGCTTGGTGCCGCTCCTATCACTAACAATGGTGGCTTCACAGAGGCCGCAGGACCCGCTACAACGGCTTCCAAGGAGGGAACCGTGTTTGACCCTGACCACGCTATTTGGAACGGTCACAACGCGGGACAGGCGCGTTCAGCAGTGGAACAGGCGCTTACCTCACTCCAACAGTCGGGCCACTGGGCACTGAATGAGAACGATGATGGCTCATTCCACATCACAGTGAACAAGTAACATAAACCGCAACTCTTTTATACGTAGCTGACGTACTGTGTTACATGGAGCAGAAAGACGCAGAGCAATATATGGCACAGCTTATTTGGGGAACCATCAGGGTTCGACCCGCATTATACCAGTGGAAAGAGGGCGCGGATTACGACTATATCGCACCCGAAGCAGTCGGATATAAGGACTGGGGATACGTCGAACTTGCCGACCTGACTCCACATGAGGCGTTTTTACTTGGTAAAGTGGACGAGACGCTTATATCGAGGGTGTAACATGAGCGGTGTCTGTGAATACTGTAATAGTGAGTTTGTGATTCGGGTAGCTACAGAACATGAAGGAAACGGAACATGGTATCAACTACTTCACTGTGAAAGTTGTGAAAAATCATGGACTGATATGTTTGAAACAGAGGTAATCAAAATATAGTGTGACACGGATTATCACAAGACTTATATACCCGTAGCGCGTAGGTATATTATGGAGATAGAACAGATTGAGGAGGCCGTTCGAGAGATTGGTGCCAAGCAAGGCGGAGAGTACGGGCTTAACTCTCTGCTCACCAAGTTGGGACAGTATTCAAGTATCAGTGTTCGAGAAGACTCGATGGAACGTGAGCAGTATGAGGAAGCTATGTCGGACGCACTGGCTGGCCTTGTCATGATTATCTCACACATGGCTGTCGAGGAAGACGTTGACCTTGATGGCGCACTGGAACAGCGCACTGAATCTATCCTTGACGACGTGCGAGAGCGGCGTGAATCCCGTGAGAACATCAACGCGGCGCTACAGGACGGCGACTACAAGAAGACTGCGGAGCTTATGGGCTTCGTGGACGACAAAGAAGACGACAGCGAACAGAGGTTCTTCCAATGAACGATAAAAATGAATTTATGGCGATGAAAGGTCATCTTGTGAACATGACTAAAGTGGTTAAGACACTACGAAATGACAGTATTCCATCAGTTACACGTCTCAATATGGTGACCGACTACCTGAAAACGTGGCTGGAAACAGAAGATGTTGACTACGAGGAACGTCAGAATCTCGCGTCAATCATCATCGGACTCAACGCTATTGCGGACGGTGAGGCCCGTGAGCTTGAGGAAGACCTGATGGACGAGTTTGAGGTTATCCACAGCGGCATGACAATCTACGTTGCCAAGCTGTACGCCGAGGACCAGAAAGCACTGTCGGGCCGAGACGACGCCATGTACTACTAATCATGAAGTCGCCTCAAAAATACAGTTGGGTCACGCTCGACGGTATCGGTGAGCTATTCGTGACAAAAGGCTGTTCGCCCAAAGAGCCTTTGATTTGGGGTATGCTCGGCGGGAAGGGTGGCCCGAGCATGTGTCTACATGTAACAGAGTTTCGTCAACTCCGCGTAAACTAATCGACACCTTTTTATATGTGCCTACCGTACTATTAGTATGGTAGAACAATGCGATACTTGTGATGCGGAGAAAGTTCAGTTCACGACAGACGACGGTGAGCAACGCGTAGTCTGTGTGTTCTGCGACAACGATAGCCCGTTTTACACGAACGACGACGAGTCACGGAGGGACATTGATTACTGATGTTTGTCTCACTTGAGGGAATTGATAATTCGGGGAAAACGACAGTTATCGAACAGGTCAAGAAGGCGCTCTGGCGGAACGGTTTCGAGACAACACTGACCAGCGAGCCGTCCGAACACTGGACTGGCAAGAACGTCCGCAAGGCCATTGACAGTGAGACACAGGAACACCCTGTGACCGCTTTCTTCATGTTCATGGCTGACCGTAACAAACACATTCAGGAGACAATTAAACCGTCGCTCTCAGAGGGCCACATTTGCCTCTCAGACCGTTTCGCTGATTCAACGAGGGTTTACCAGCGTCACGCGCTGGACGGCCACGTAGCCAATCCTGACGCGTTTATCGAGCAGGTGATGCAGGACTGGTCTATCGAACCCGACCTGACCATCTACCTCGACATTACGCCAGAGGAAAGTATGGCACGCGGTGGCGGTGGCGACGTGTATGAGAACGTGGAGTTTCTTGAGGGCGTTCGAGACGACTACAAGAAGCTGGCCGAGGATAATGAGCGAATTGTCACGGTCGACGCGATGCAACCCGTTACGAAGGTCGTTAGTGAGTGCGTCTCGATAATTGTCAAGGAGTCGCTACGACGTGAGCTTCTGGACGAGGTAGGACTGTAAGCGCAAGCTTTATTACAGTGGGTCACCTACTATAGGTATGGAACTAAACGTAGGTGATATGGTCGTGATTGAACTTGAGGATAATTTTGGCATCAGCAGTGAGCGCCATCTTGTCACGATTATGGAAGAATCGTACACTGACAACGCCCGACGTGTCATCACAGCGAGGAAGCGTTAACATGAAGATGTTGCCCACGGAGCGATACGCTAATGACGACATTATGTCGGTGGTACTCAAGAACGACGAGGAAAGAGTTATGTATGAACTTATTCATGCGTACCCTGACGACGTTCTTGTACTTGTTGAACGCATACCTGTCAAGGGGGGCAAGTGTCAGGTGAACACTACGTTGAAACTATGAACTACGACAGTGATACAATGGGCGCTATTGGCGAGGCCAAGGCGTTCGCAAAGCTGGCTGAGATGGGCTATGTCGTCTGTGTGCCGCACGTTCACGTAGCCAGATACGACCTTGTACTGGAAAAAGACGGCGTGTTTACGAAGGTGCAGGTCAAAACTGGTTGGATGGATGGCGATAAGTTCCGCGTGGAACTACGCGGTTCCAATTTCAACAGCACTGGTAGACACCGTTCTACGTACAGTGAGCATGAAATTGACGTGTACGTCCTGTATAATCCCGAGTTAGACTGTCTGTACTGGCTCGATTTTGACGAGGCACCGAAGACTGGTATCCGTCGAACGCTTGATAGCATGGAACAGTATTCACTGTAATTACAGACGTAAGTACGACGAAAGGGAACCGAAAGGTTTAATACAATACGGTTCCTACACTAATACAGAGGGCGTGGCCCGCGTCCTTGGGCCTCTTGACGAAGCTGGTGCAAAAGGCGAGAGAGCCGAAAGGGAATGTGTACCACATGCACTATTCATGTGGCTGGTACGGTACCACCAGTATAACGGGCCAAATGGGGACGTAGCTCGAAAGGTAGAGCGCCCACTTCGCATGTGGGAGGCTGTAAGTTCAAATCTTACCGACTCCACTCCCGAACGTTGCTCGGTAGAGACTCAGCACCTCTGCCAATGGGAGCGACGTTCGGGGACGCCGACAGAACCAGATAGTAACGTTGCAGGGTGCGAATCCTTGCTGGTTCGTCCTGTAGGTCACTCGGCAGAACCTCAACAACTCTGCCAATGGGAGTTGGATGTTACACATCCACACTGTCTCGACGTAATCGAGAAGTGGCCTACAGGGACGCCGACACAGCGAGAGTCGAAGTAAGAAACGAGCGAGGCTGTAAACCTCGTGATAGCAGGTGCATATCCTGCCTCACTGACTTCTACGCGACGACTATGACCCTTGACGGTCGTAGGTCGCGTTTTCCTTTTACCGAAACACTTATACCTCTATAGTCCCTACTGTATGGTATGTCAAAATCATGCTGGCGATGTGATGTTGATGTTGATGTAACCATCAAACACATTGATGAAGACCACCATGTTACTGAAGGTATGTTAGAATGTCAACATGAAAACGGTGGTGGCGGAACACGTCACTGGCAACTTGGAGATTACTGTCAATTCTGTGGTACTAAGATAAAGACTTAAGTACCCATAGCTCCTACTACAGAGTACGAAGAAGGAATATGGTCTAATGGTTACGACGCCTCGCTTACATCGAGGAAAGTTTGGGTTCGATTCCCAATGTTCCTATGTGCCCTGTCATAGGCACACATGCAAGACGCTACTGATGCGGCAGGGTAGATTCTGCGCTACCTTCCACATTGGAACCCTGTGCTGGCGGTCAGCCATACACGGTGTAAACAGTCGTGTATCTCAGCACAAAGGTACCTTCGTGCCAGTATAGCTCAGTAGATAGAGCAGGGCTTTTGTAAAGCTCAGGTCGGGGGTTTGATTCCCTCTACTGGCTTAGGGCCTCTGACTGCCCTATGAATGGACGCCTCACACGTCCCCTTTTATCGTGACAACCTTTAACACTGTATAGTGATTACACACGGAAGTAAGGAGGTGTCATAATGACATTACAAATGACGTGTCCCCACTGCCAGCGGAAGGTGGACACATACCGACAGAACACGGTAACGCACTGCGCTGAGTGCGACCGTCCGTGTGCGTGCTGACTTTTTTCCGATAACTTTATATTTACGTACCACATAGATACATCTGCGTAACAGTAAAACATGACCGAAACACTTAATACACCAGCACGTATAGATAATAGTATGGTAAAGATAGTAACGGAAACCAGAGAGGAAGTACTTGGATTTGAGCTTAGGGCGAAATGGACAACGGTCTTCAACAGTGATGGTACCTACAAAGGTACCGAGGTTGAGGTGCGTAACGACGAGGGCTACCGAGTTGGCCGTCGAGACGCGGGTGCGCTCAAGGACTGTCCGAAGTCTGTACAGGACAACGTGAAGGACTTCGCAAAGAACATGACTGACAACACCAAGAACCTCTAATGCAGGGGGCGACACACTACACGGGTAAGGCCGTGACAGTTCGGTGTCAACAGTGCGGTGGCCTGAATCAGGGAACGTCAATGCGAGACGTTGGGTTCGACTGCGACGACTGCGGTCACTCTGTTATCAATTAGCGAAACACTTATGGTACATCCTACCGTAGTAGGAGTATGAGCAGAGAACTACCAAAAATCTATCTCGGTGGCAGTATCACTGAGAACCCCGATGGACAGCACGGCAACAGTTGGAGAATTTTTACAGAGAGTACATACGACTGGCTCGACTGGGTTAACCCGCTTGACTCAGAAGACCCCGAGGAAGACGAGTACACGAGTACCTACTACCGTGACCTTGTTGACCTTGATTTGGACCTGATTGATTCGTGTGAGGGCTTCCTCTACTACTATCAGGACTATGCTATGTCAATCGGTACGGGGCAGGAACAGTTCTACGCGTGGAACATGGGCCTGCCTGTCGTGGTTGTCTACGAGGGCGACCCTGCGGACCTTAGTCCGTTCGTGATTGCTCACTGCGATGCTATCGTAACCAGTATTGAGTGGGCCGTCGAGGAGCTTGAGCGGTTGGTCGAGGAGATGTACATGATGGTAGAGGAACCGCGTGAATATCTTAACAACAAGTGTAGTGAAAACATTGACGAATGGGACACGTTCTTCACGGAGGAGCCTACCACCGAAACACTTATGGATGGTGCCGCCGAAGGTTACTATGAGGAAGACTACTAATGGTACAAATCACCACAGAGATTGAAGTTGTCAGCCTACAGGACGTTGACATGAGTGACTTAGAACTTATTGTCTCCGAGTCTGACGGCATTGACAGTGTGGACGAGCTTGTTGAACGACAGAAAGAAGACCTTCGACAGGCGGTATACAACGACTTCGTGTCAGCCGACGAGGAAGAAAACGTTGAGGTCGAAGTGACAATCACATTGGAGGAAGATGAAGATGGTTACAGTATGATTGAGGATGAATAATGTTTGACACAACAATACTGCTCGGACTTGTACTGGTCGCTGGACTGATTGCACTGGTGTACGGAGGAATTGCACTGCTGTTCTTCCTGTACTTCCGTAAGATGTTCAAGCTGGCGATGAAAGGTTTCGAGGGCTTCTGATGGATTTTCCCCGACACTGCCCTTACTGTGGCGACGACTGTGAGAACCGTGACGAGTATCACAGCCACATCGACGCGAACCACCTTGGAACGATAGGTTTATAACCCCTTCTCCCGTATAGTATAATATGGGACAAACAACTATTGACTGCGACGTTGTGCTTGTTCAGAATCAAGAAGGCGTTCTCGACGGTCTGTATCTGACGACCGAAGACAGTGAACTTGCCACCAAGATTACTGGTGTGCAGGAAATTTCACGACTACACCGTGACCTGCGTACACAGGTACAAGAGGCAATGCAATGATGGCTGTAATTCCAACACACCGCTGTACGTGTGGACAGCTAATTGGCGGTGAGGGACCAAACAACTTGGGCTTCATCCGCTGGAAATGTTACAACTGCAACAGTGTGACAACACGACACAAGACTCAACACAGAGGATTATAATGTCAGTTTATATATTTGAATGTGAAGGAAAATACAAGATAGGAATATCAAAAGATGTGGGACAGAGATTATCTGCCTGTCAAACAGGGTGTCCATTCCCTATCATTGAATACGCAAAAATAGAAAATAGTGATGGTAGTGACAGAGAATTAGAAACCGCTCTACATACATATTATTCTGAATATAATATTCATGGAGAATGGTTTGATATTCCAGATGAAGAAGTACACGAATATACATTGCGTATGGAAATGAGTAGTAATAAGATACGTGATATATTATACGATAGGCGGGCTAACGAAAGTATAAGTACAAAAGAACCACTTCCAACACTTGTAAAATGAGTCACGCTACTTTTCGTCGCCTGTTGGCACTTGTCTTCATGGTGACAGTTTTGACCACTGTATCAGTTACGGTCTAACACACAAGGTTTTTATAGTACCCTATCGTATATAGAGTATACAATGTCAATGGCACAATTCGCTGATATAAAGTCTGAGCCTGATACGCTCGACGTTCGCATTATGAACGTTGAGACGGAGAACAAGTTCGGACAGCCTGTTGTCCACCTCTATACGCGACACGCTGATGGGACGCCGTACCACCTTGAGGTTACGGGTCACCAGCCGTCATTCCTGATTAAGGAAACAGAGTACACCGAACGCCTCGACAACCACTTTGCTGTCTCGGGCGTAGCAACGAGCGACCGAACGACTATCCACGGCGAGCCGCTAAAGCGCGTGTTCACCAACACACAGGACGGTATCAAGGAACTAAAGGACATGTTCCACGAGACGTTCGAGGCCGACGTGTGGTTCCAGCACCGCTTCCTGCTCGACAAGGGTATTCGTTCCTCTGTCGGCGTCGACGTTTCACACGCTGAATCGACGGATGATGGCTACAAACTGTCAGCGCACGCTGTCCACGCGGTTGACGACGTTACTGTCGACCCTCGTACAATCACGGTGGACATTGAGGTTATCCGAGAAGACGGTTTCCCACATGCGGACAAGGCACACTGGCCTATTGTCTCGATGGTTGCCCACGACAGTCAGACGGGCGATGTGAAGACCTGTATGCTCCGCTCTGACGACTGGGACAATCCGTTCATGGCGTTTCCCGAGGGCGTTGAGATATACGGCGACGAACGTCAGATGCTCAACGAGTTTCTGCACTGGATAGGTGACCGAAACCCTGACGTTCTCGCTGGCTGGTATTCAAATGACTTCGACTGGCCGTACATCCTGAACCGCTGTAGCAACCTTACGATGAACGCTCACCGTTCTCTGTCACCGACAGGAGATGTGTGGGTGAGCGATTACTGGGGTGACGCTAACGGAAAGGGTATCGAATTTTTCGACTACCTTGAGGGCTACAAAAAGACCCAGTTCCACACGCTACGAGACAAGAGCCTCGACGCTATCGCTGAGAAAGAATTGAACCGAGGTAAGCTTGACCTTCACGAGATTGAGGGCGCTCCCGCTGGTTCTGGCGCTATCTACGGTTGGGCATGGCGAAACGCCCCCGAAACATTCATCGACTACAACATTCGGGACGTGATGGCCTGTGTCGAGATTGATAACGAGGTGGGCATCACTAATCTGTTTAACCACCTTCGTAACATCAGCGGGTCACTGCTGTCCGACCTTGTTGGGAACAACATCAACATGATTGACAACCTTGTTCTCCACGAGGCGATGGAGGCAGGTGTCGCTCTGCCGACAAGTACGAAGCCTGACGAAGACTGGTACTTCGGTGCCTACGTGTTCCAGCCAAAGGCAGGACTGCACACCGATGTTGTGTACCCTGACTACGCCAGCCTGTACCCGAACATGATGGCTCAGATAAACATGTCACCTGAGACTATCGTTGGTACAAAGGCCGAGCTTATCATGTCCGAGTACGACGAGAGCGACTGTGTGTGGTCCTACGTGGACGCCAGACCCGTCGCACGAGTCGAGAAGGGTGAAGACTACGACCAGTACAAGGACGGCTCACACAAGGCCGTGATGCGTCACAAGGGCGGTGGTAACTGGGAGACAGTCTGGTTTGACGACCCGCAACTGACGCGTATGTACTACCTCAAACCCGAGGTGAAACAGGGCTTCGTCAGCACGGTTATCGCGGACCTGTTGGAGATGAAGTACGAATACAAGGGAACCGACCAGTACACCGCTGTTAAGCAGGTTTGTAACTCGGTTTACGGAGTGTTCGGTGACTCCAACAGCTTCGGTACTGGCTTCCGTCTGTTCGACTGGCGTATCGCGGAGTCCATCACACTCGGCGGGCGTGAGATGATTCAGAACGGCGCAGAGGTATTCGAGTCGGCGTGTGTCGAACACGGTGCATCAGCGGCCCCGTTGGTTGGTGGTGACACAGACAGTATCATGACCAGCATCAAGGGCGCGGACGACTGGAAGCACGCCGTCGAGATTGCGAACAAGGCCGCCGAGGATGTGAACGATTGGCACGACGACTTCTGTCAGGAACGCTTCAACGTCCCTGCCGACCAGCACCGTATGGACCTTGAGGTTGAGTCATACTCCCCGAAATGTTTCTTCGTGCAGGACGAGGATGAAGCCGAGGGCGTTGGCAAGAAGAAGCGATATGTCACGCTCATTACTGTTGAGGATGGCGAGGTTCTTGACGAGCCTAAAATGAACATTAAGGGCTTCGAGGCCATTCGGTCAGACAAGTCGAAGGCAACAATGGACACACAGAAAATGGTGTTCAACGCGCTTATGACAGAAGACGTGAATGACGCACGGGACATGCTCGACGCGTACCTCACGGATATGCTTGATGGTAATATTCCGCTCGAAGACATAGCTATCCCGTTCGGCATGAACAAGAATCTGGACGACTACTTCAAACCTGACAGAAAGGCAATGCCGTGGTTCGCTGGTGCGGTCTACGCGAACGAACACATCTATCAGGACGAGCAGATTAAGAAGGGAGGCGACCAGTTCTATTTCTACGTCGACGGCGTGGACATGACACTGCCGCAAACCTACGGGCCTCGAACGCAGGCATCCGAAGGGTGCGAGGTTAACTGTGTCTCGGTGTCCGAACCGAAGGACCTGCCCGACGCTGTGCATGTCGACTACCAGAAGATGATTGACAAAACGCTCAAGAATCCGATGGCCCCGATATGCAACACGCTCGGGTGGGACTGGGCTGAGTTGAAGGCGTAGGAGGGAATACTGGCACGTCAGATTAGCTCCTGTGCGGCTTCTCAGACGGACGGGACCCATAGCACTCGTCCATAAAGAAACGGCTCAGAAACGACGTGAGCGCCTCTCAGAGAATAGTATATAAGTGTTACTATTTTACAAGGGAATATCTCACATGAGGGGGTCCTAATCATATTTCTGGCGATTTTATACCAAAAGACTTAAGTACCCACCGCCCTTATAGTAGTACATGGTAGAAGTAACCGAGGTTAGAGAGAGCGGAATCGAGATTGTTGAGGAACTTGAAGGCGGCGACGGTGAACGACTGTATCACGCCCGACTTCCTGAACGCATGGATATTACTGTCGGTGAATCAGCGGGTCACTCGATGGTTGTCACGAACGTCGAATACATCATGCTGGTCGAGGCAGACTTTGAGGCGAACGAGATGGAACAGGCTATGCTTGGCGTGGAACATGTCAAGGAAACCGTCATCGCAGTAAGCAACCCTGACGCCGAGGCAGGTATCGCTATCCTTGTGGACGAGGAAGACGCGAACATCGACGCGCTCCTTGAGGAATTTGAGGAGTCCGAGCTTTAGAGAATCGAAGATTCTCATACAGTGTAGGAGAACGCGGTTCTCCAAACTGTGAGATAGTCTTACAAAACCTTTATGTACATACGTGCCGTACACTAAGTATGGCAGAAGAATACAACGATTTGGTCGAACAGCTTTTTAGAATCGCGGCAGAGTTAGAACTTGATGGATACATGTATCCTGAAATAGCTGATGCTTTCTACGAGGTCAGTAGGGAGTATGAATCTGACCTATGAGACGTGATACCAGTCGGTCAGCGAATGACCTGAACCGTCCAGAGGGTAACAGTCTGTTAGAGAACTACGATGTTCATGATATAGCTGAGTCGTATGTTATCCAGCGCCTCGAAGACCTTGGCTTCCGTGTTGAGGCGTGGGGCATGGACAAGCGTCACGACAACGACGGACTGCTGTTTGAAGACGACCGCGTAGACCTAAAGGTCTTCGACGGCGACGAGCTTGTACTGCTGGTCGAAGTCAAGAGCAAGTCCGCACCACACTACATGGGAAGTCTCAACAAACGACATATCGACAAGTACTGTCGAATAGCGGAGTCCGAGAGCGTTCCAACGTATATCGCGTGGTGCCGCATTGACGCCGACAGCGTGAAAGATACATTCATCACACCATGTGTCGACAAGCCCAGTCTGATAGAGAAGAAGTTTACGTTCCCTGACGGTAACAAGGGTGTGCAAATCTCACCGTTCTATCAGTACACATGGGACGTTATCGAAAGACTTAAGTAGGTAGGGGGTGTATTAATAGTATGGCAACAGTAGTCCACAACGGCACAGAGTACGAGGTTTCGGACGTAGAATCATTCAACAAAAAGCAGGAAGAAGGTGGCGAAAAAGGCGACCACGTAATGAAGTTTACGATGGAGTCGGACTTCGGTACGGACTTCATTCGGTATGTGGCGAACCCGACTGACAATGTTCCTGACTCTGAGCGTGGCGGTGACTCGGTACGACACTTCACTCTCAAGGCGGCTGGCGTCGAGACGACTGTCCGACCGTATGACTCCTCGATTGTTATTCAGGATACCCTGAACCAGCTTAACGGTGAGGAAGTTACGGTTGTCCAGATTGCGCTTATCAGCGCCCCCGACACGGTGCAGTACGAATAACACAACCTTTTTATAGTAGGGGTGCGTACTACATAGTATGTACCTACATATCGAACGTAGTAACGAATTTCACAACAGCGTGAAAATGATGAACGATGTTGCCGCCGCGTGCAACAATTTCATTAGACTCAATGACGAGTCAATTGTTGTCGAAGGTGTTGAAATTTATCCTTTCGACGGCAGTTATTGTATCACAGTAGCTACTGAATCACTGACTGACCTGAATCTTCTTGACAGTGGCAAGGGTTACGTTGAGATTGTTGGAAAGGATTACGACTGGTCAATGAAAGGCGAGGTCACATCCGTCGAGACGAGTGACAAGGGTGCTGTCGTCAACATCGAAAATGCCCCGAATATCAAGATGTACACGAGGGACTAATCATGGTGGGCAACGCACAGAAACGAGGGCGACAATACGAGAAGCGAATCGCCAACGACCTGTACGACGCGACACCGCCTGCTGTCAAGGTGTACCCGTGTGGTTTCAGTGGCAACGGTGCGATACCACAGCCCGACATTCTTATCAGCGCACAGGATGGTAACTACGCTGTCGAGATGAAGAAATCGAAGAAAGACAGATTCTACATCGACGGTGAGGATTTGTTACAACTATTCGAGTGTACAAATAAAAACACTGAGGCTGTCATCATGATGAAGTTCAGCTACATGGAACCGCTTATCTTCAAACCATTCAAGCCTATCAAACACGAGTCGGGCGAGACAACTGTGCTTCCGCACGACCCGACCGAGCATGAGCTTGCGAAGCACGCGGTCAAGAACTGCCCCCTTGTGTTCCGAGCGCACGCCACCAACGCTGGCTCACTGCGCTTCGATAAGCCGACGACAGACGAATGGTGTTCCTCGACGGCTGGCAAATCTGACGAGGATTGTGTCGTCAACAAGCTGAAACTGTCGTACAGATACCAGCGATAACGATAACTATAAGTAAGTGGAGTGCGTACAGTAGTATATGCAAGGCATAACAACTTTTCGAGTAACAGTGCGATACGACTGGCAGACCTGCTGTCACGCTAACACGACAGACGACGAGTTTCTTTTACACGGTGGTTCCGCTGGTGACATTGAGCGTGCTGTCACCGAGGCGTATCGTAACATGTGGCTCACGGACGAGGATACCGTGCGTGTCACTGTGAAAGAAGTGGAACAAACTCTGCCCCGCTGATGTTTGACGAGTATGACGGAGGCAGTGCGATGCTTGTTTTGAACGGTGAGAAAATACCGATAAAAGATTTTACCATCGAGGCCGAGGTTGATTATACCAGTGTTCTGCCCATGAAACATGATAAGGTAGAGTACACATTCACTATAGAATTTGAAGAACAGTGATTACATACGGTATGAGAGACAATGGCATACGACGGTAGAAAACGAATCGAGCAGTACAACGTCCCCGAATCTTTTGCGAACTGGGAGTTATACGAGAGTAAGTTCACAGCGGAGCTTGTCGTACTTGTGTACCGACACAAGAGCGGCAACATGTGGATGGTAGTCAGCGAGGCACACACCACAGAGGGACCCATGTACGAGGCGACCGCGTTTGTCGACGGCGAGGCACCTACGCTCGCAAACTTCGAGACGGGCGGACTGCTGTACAAGCTTGAGGAGAAAATGTCGTGGGAGGTCACGGCTGTAAGCAGATACTACAAGGGTGGGGCCTCTCAGGTCTACGATTACGTCCAGCTATAGTAAGCTTTATATACTACTTTTTCTAAGGCGCTGTGACGCGTTCTGAGCGGTTTCGACCCTGACGATTGTTATGGGTCACACATCAAAAAGAAACACAACAGCGACAGCCACGGCTGTCCAGTGTTGTACGCTACGGATTGAGTTGCGTCGTCCTTACCGAGGACACGCAAACTGTATGAATCGTGGATTCAGAAGATGTGCCGCGAAAAGAAGTTAGTTGTAATGTCGGGTGCGAAGCTTGTAATCAGGTGGGGAAGTAAATTCTCCCTCGTCGTTCACCTCGTATTCATCTTCGCCCTCGTATGCAGAGTGAGCGCCGCCCACACAGTATGGTCGGGACCCACGTTTTGCCGCTTGTCGGCGTCCACGGTTCCATCGTTCCCACGCTGTACGAATGGAGGCACGTCGGTTGTTACGGTCAGGGGAGAACGCACAGTTTTCACACCATAGCTCACCCTCGAATGTCATGTAGTTTTCTTCATTGCAGTTGTGACACTCGATAGGTGATTCACGCGCTCCGCTCATTGTTCACCTCCGTGTGCTTTCTCAGCAAGCTCCTTGAATTGTTCCCACTGTTCCTCGACGTTGTTGTATTCCCAGTTACCATATTTATCTTTGAACCAATATTTTGTAGTGTGGTTCTCACTTGCTTCTTGGTCTGAATGAATCTCGTAGGTCCTGCTGTCAGGGTGGATACGGATTACTTCCATTCGGTCAACCGTGTCGACAGGAATGTCGTCAGCGGCTTCGACGGCCTTACGGTACGCGCTCGCCTGAATGACGTGCTTCTGTCGCAGTCCGCCACTCGTCTTCAGGTCGGCTAACACGACGTTGCCATCGGGGTCTTCGTACAGAAGGTCGCACTGTCCACCGAAACCGTACTCGTCTTCAAACAGATACTTCTCAACGGATATAACAGATTCCTCGGTGATGCCGAGCTTATCCATAATCTCCTCGAACGTGTCGACAAACCAGTCAACATCGGCCCAAAGAAGGTCAGACAGAGTGGTGTCGGCCTCGTACTGGTAGTACTGCTCCCAGTTGTCAACGCCATCGAACCCGTCTGTGCCCTCGTAGTCGTCGTACTGACCAGAGAACGAACGCTTTTCTGACTGATACTTGAGTACAGAGTAGATTTTGTACTTGTTAGTATTCTCGGCCAGAATGTCACCAAGGGCCTCACGCTCACCATCGCCGTACATAACGTCGCCCGAGTCAAATATGTCCTCGAACTTCTTGAGTGCCTGATAGTGGCACATCGTTCCACGGTATGTCATGTACCAGAGGAGGTGGCGGTGGTCTGCCGCGTCACCACGACCGTTGTGTTTACGTTGCCAGTACTTAAGCCCAGTCTTATCCTCCTTGAGGTGACCAAGAATAGTAGTGACGCTCATTCGTCGCTCGCCGTTCGGAAGGACATACCATCGCCGTCCCTCGTCGTCCATCTCTCGTTGAATCATTTTTATATCCTTATATGTATGTACACACTACAGGTATATAAAGCTTACGCTACCCGCCTGTGTGAAAACCGCTAAAAGTGTTTACTTCTTACGGGACTTGACGTAATCGTGTACCGCCTCAGCACCCTCAGCGCCAAGCTCCGCAATCTCTTTCATAGTCTGTTCGTCTACGCCTGATGGCATCTCTGCCTTGGCCTTGTCGTCAAGCTGGTCGTATAGCACAACCATACCGACAGACATAGCCAGAAGGATACCGCCCTCAAGGGTCTGACCGCGTACCAGCATTGTGATAGCGGGTGCCATGAGAGCCGTGCCAACACCAAGCAGTGTCTTCTTTGTTTTACTGTGTTTCATATGGGGGTCCTGTATCCGTTACAGGTAACGTTACATGGAGTGGGGTCATAGACCCCCTCCTAATAATAATTTTAAGCCTTCAACAGTTCGTCAAGTGGCGTGAAGGAAACCACATCTTCAAAATCGTCGCCGTAGTATTCCATCAGAATCTTACTGAACAGAATACCACCGAACCACGGGGAATAGTAATGCCCGCGATAGTGTCCAAGAGGCCGAGCGCCCCACCAAAGTTCGTGGTGGCCGCACACGGTCGTTGTTTTAGAGTCGTCGTCAATCTCATACAGAATGAGATGAAGCTGAAAGTCTGGCTGTCCCTCTCGGTCAAACTCTTTCGCCTTCTCTGGAAGTTCGAGGTCCAAAACGTCATCGGAGTCGTCAACCTTATACCACGAACCTTCTTCCTTGTGGTCCGTACCAGCAAGGGTCTTGAAGGCCGCGATAGGATTACGCTCGAATCCCATATCTTCAAGGTCTTCCTCAAATTTCTCCTCGGATTTGTTAATCTGGCAGATGTACTGCCCTCGACCTGTACGATGTTCCACATAGTAGTGGTCCTTCGTGTGACTGTCGAGTTTTGCTACCTGTCGACCGACCAGTGGGATAAGAGTTGAACGAATCGTTTCCCAAAAGTCAGCATTTGCGCCACCGAACATTATTGTTCCTTGGTGTCGTAGAGATAGCTGACAAGCTCATGAACCTTACCGTCGATAAGGTCATTAAGCTCGTCTTCTCCAACGAGGTCAGCCATTTCTTTGTACATTACTTCTCGCGGCTTGTCAAGTTCTACTGTAATTTCTACCATAATATATCTATGTGTTCTAACTACTTAAGTGTTTCTATGCGTATATTATCTCAGCGTCGATAGACATATCCGTATCTCCACGGGCCTCAATTTCAGTAACATCTTTTAATCCAGCAATAGCAGATATATTAATAGAGTCACCAGAGATATTATTATATGGTGCCTGATATGTTAATTGGGTAGAATCTCCAAACGTAATCCGTATATCTGTTTGCTGTCCTTTATCATTTTGTTCTCGTGAGTAAAAGGTAGCAGAAAGAACTTTTACACCTGACGCATTTGAGTATAATGATACCCACGTATTATTCGGAAGTGATGCATCCAAATCTAAATGATTTGGTGCTGTCTCGACAAAACCATCTATATCGTTAGCGTGTCGACCGTCAACAGTGTCAGCATCGAAGTTGTTACCAGAGCCTTCGCCAGATGCACTAACGTTAGAGAGGTCACCGAGTGCAGGTCGATTTGCATTATTATCGTAGAATCTTACTGTGGTACTGCCATCATCATATGCAAGACCATCAGATTGGTCGTAACCAAGTTCGTTAGCATTAAGTTCACTGAACTCAATATTATTCAGTTCGATAGCATCAACATTAAATATCTTGTCACCGCCAAGATTTAATGACCCACCGAGGTCACCGAAGTTAATACCAGTAGAGCCACCAAGAGAAACAGAGTTACCTGCTACTGTAACATTATCGTTCTGTAATCTTCCCTGTGGAATATAGCTTGCAGATTCGTCCCAAATAGTAGTAGAGCCACTTTCAAGGTCATTGCCACCGAGGTCAAGAGTGCCTGACATTGTATCTCCTGTCTCATTGACATATCGACCATCGGCTTCAGATTTGTCGTAGAAGTTAGTATTTGTCCACGACTCAGTAGCCAGAGGACCCCAACCAGAATCATAAACTTTATACTTTCCAGCGTCAGAATCGTACCAGATACCAGACCCAGTAGCGGGAGCAGAAGGCTCGGCTTCCTGTGCGCGAATATCCGTAAGTCGGTTGGTGTGCTGTCGAATTGCACTAATGTCATTGCCTACTGTAACATCAACTTCAGCAATCTTCATCTTGTTTGCGTCAGCGGATGTAGAATTGTAATTAGCAGTAAGCGTGCCGTTAGCCGCAAGCTGAATAGTATCAGTTCGAGCAGTGCCATCAGCGGCGAGGCTCACAGTGTCAGCGGAAACAGAGTCGAGTTTCTGTCCGTCGACATATGCGCCAGCGGTGGACGCTGAAATATTAACGTCAGTACTGCCACCGTCAGATGCCACAAGACCGCTGTTAAGAGCCACATTCCCGTGGAGGTCACTAACGCGGTTCGTGATACCTGCAATCAGTTCGTTCCACTCGTCGTGTAGACTGTCCCACAGTGCATCAAGATGTTTTTCGTTAACACGGTCGCCGCCCTCGTAGAAGAACCCTACAGGGGGAAGCTCACCGTTCTGACCCCAAGAGGGCCAAACGTTTGTCAGGTCGGTCATATATTAGTATGTAATCGTAGTTGGGAATTACATTCCCACACTGTAGCTACGTAATAGCTAAGTTGTTGTTTATTCGAGGTCAGTGGTAAGCGTTCCACCAACAGTTGTGTCAGCATCACTGGTCAATCCAGTGTCAGGGTCGTTTACAGGGTCACCGTCTTCAATCACAACAAACGTACCAACTTCTTGAATCTGAATACGGTGTCCTGCTTCGATAGTCTGTCCAGCGAAGTCTATAATCTCCTGATTTGTAAGCGGTGAGGCACGGAACAGTTCCGCATCAGCACCAATTATCATCGTACACGGAAGACTTTCAGGATTAAACGTGTAGTCCACGTTATCAGGGTCCGTTCCAAGGAGAACGCCCATGAACTGTGCAAGCTCATCGAATGTACCCGTCGAGGAATTAAGACGGAACGCAAGGATAATACGAAGCCTAAACTTCTGGTCGTTCTCACCCTCCTTACGTTTCAGTCGAACAAGACGTGCAATTTTGTCGAGTTGTCGTCCGTGAGCATGACGAATGTGATGGGCGTCCTGAATATCCTTTGTGTCGATAGCAAGGGCCTCAATACCGCCGAGAAGTGTTCGGATAACACGTCGGGTATTACTGCGAGGTCCGCTGTAGATACCGTTGTTGTCGAACTGTGACAACGCACTGTTAAGTACGAGGTTACTCGGTGTAACAATCCTAACATCATCGACAGCGTGTTCCGCGTAGTCTGTCGAGCCAGTTTTTGCACTGAATACAAGTCCTTTGTGTTCAGTATTAAGGTCCTCGAAATCAAAGTCATAGTTGATAACAGACTCTTGATTCATATTAACACTGAGCGAGCCGTTCGCATACTGGAACGACACGTTGTTCGTCCGTGGAAGGATAGCAGACTCGTCCTTGATAACAGAGTTTGTCGTCTGAAGTACATCACGAACACCATCAGTAACGTCGACCAGCCGAACAACATCGTTCTTATGGTCAAACTCAATACCATATCCATCATCGGGTTGGTATCCCGCGCTGTCGGCGTCCGCGTAAATCCAGAACGCTACAGACTCCGCAGGGTCGGCTGTCTGTTCACTGATGATGAAGTTAAACGTCATTGACCACACGTCGACGTTCACACCATCAATCAGTGTAAGACGACCCTCTGAATCTGTCTCAGGCTGTGTGAGGCGTATCTGCCTGTCAGCAGAGTCGGGACCAGCATCACCGCTGATTTTCCATGTTGACGAGTCCAAGTTTCGGAAGCTGTCGTCAATTAATACTTTAGATAATGTTTCGTGCATTATTTACTCCTCTGTCGTTGTGATAGTAATTGAACCATCGGACGCATCTGTTGCCGCTACCTCGTTCGACGCAACGTCAACAACCTCAAGACTGTTAGCGTCAGTCGTAGCCGAGGGCGTAGTTGAAAGGCTCACAATACCCACAACACCTGTTTCGTCAGGACCAATTACAATATCCTCAATCTGGTCAATCTTTACATCCTCACCGACACCAAGTCCAATCTCTGAACTGCCATCAGATAGAATACCACCAATGTACTCTACGATGTTATTACGGAGAGCTTCGTTACCAATATATTCGTCATTAATAACAAGGTCCAGTGTAATATCAACAGCAAGTTCGTTCGGTCGGCTGAACGAGAAGCTGAATGAATCATCAGTTACATCAGAGGTCCACGTACCAGATACCTCAGAACCAACGTGACCACCATCAGCGTGTGACGTAGCGCCACGAACGGAGCCGATAGCGTCAATAATATCTTGGTCAGCACCGCCGAAGACTACGGCCTCGAACGAGAACGCTGGACGACCCTGTGCATCGGTAGAGTTATCATCGTTCTCGAACATGGTAACGCTTTGCACGTTCTGAACAGCCTGAATAGCTGAAGCGATAGCGTTGATAGTTGCCGCACCAGCCGCACCAAGGGACTCACGAGTACGTTCTCGAAGGTCTTGGTCCAGTTCCTCGTCTTCACCGAGAGTGTATGTATCTCCGTCAAGCTGAACGTAGTCAATGTCACCAACAGGGTACGGATTGTTGATAAAGTCAACAGCCGAGGGGAGGATAGGCGCTGTCGAAATTGAGTTAGCAGGAATATTACCCTCTGCACCACCGACTTCAGCGGTAATATTAACAGAGCGACCTCGTGAAGCGAAGTTGTCAAAGTAGGTAACGTTTGTGTCACTTGAACCGAATCCGAAACCACCAGAGAGTCGGAAACCGTCTACGGCACTAATCTCAGCAATCTCACTGCCTGAAGATGTAAGAAGGCGCACAGTAATTCGTGCGTCATCATTGATGTTACGAACACCCCAGTCTACCTCAACCTGATTCCACTGTCCCTGTGGAACTGTGAGTCCCGTTGCTGTATCTAATACATCATCCACACCGCTTTCTCGTTTGACGAGGCTGAGTGTACCACTCGGGTCAACAACAGCCTTGTAGGTGTTGTCTTCGTCCTGAGTACCAAACAGAATCTCACTGTCAACAGGGCCGCCGTCTGTGTGGAACACACGAGCGGAAAACTGGTCACCGTTTTGAGTCTGTTTGTCTGTTCGATATACTCGTCCAGAACCGTTGGAACGGAGGGAGAACGTGCCATCGAACGCCTCTACCGTAGATGTTGCGAATGAGGAACCGCCGCTTGTGTCTGTGTACTCAGCAATATCGCCGTCTTCAAATCCATCATAGAAATTAAATACAACAGAGCCATCAAGAATATATCGGATAGGAGTAGAGCCACCAGTCTGTACGACGGTATCACCCTGAACTGTCTGGTCTGAACTGACAGGGGTAGAGCGGGAAAGCGTAACAACACCTGTCGACTTGATAGCAGAAATACGAGAGATACCAAGAATCTCAACAACGCGGTCGAGGTTTACACCCTCGGCTGTCTCAAGGAAGGCGCTGTTGTAAACCTCAGCAAGGTCAACCTCTTGGTTCTCTGCCAGAACGCCCGAAAGCATCCTGATTAAACTCTCGAATACAGAGCTTTCAGATAGGTCTACGTCCTGACCAAACTCTGAACGAAGCTCGTTTTCGAGAAATGTCTGTAGCGTTGCCTCGCTCCTCTGTACGAAATCACCGTTGTTATTAACTGGCATTTATGCTTGCACCTCAATCTCGAAATCAGGGTCCGAGCGCAGAACCACTCTGATAGTGACACTTCCCTCTGCTTTATTAATCTCTGTTATAGTAGCAGAAACTACGTCTTCAATCTGAACATCATCGCGTAATCGTTCAGCAATCTGTGTGCGGGCGTTCTCAACAATCTGTGCTGTCAGTTGACCACCGATAAGGTCACGTATAACATCGCCAGCACCGATAGACACTGACTGTGCTATATTTTCTTCCCTGTCTTGGGTTAAAATAATATCGCCTGATTCAACGACAATATCTCTGTCCCTGTCAATCAGGGCGTCTCTGAATGTGTCTACCATCTTCTTAGATACGTTTGTAATCAGCGTTAGAGTTTCTTGATTATGAGCTGTGCCCTGTGAGGTACGATAGTTTCGGCTTGTGCCTCTTGATTACCTTCTGCGTGAATACTGTCACCAGAGTTGGCAACAATAACGGCCTCTGCGTGAACGCTTGAGTGGTCGTGACCGCTTGCGTTACGCATGTAACCTGAACGTCCACCAACACCCTGAATTGCTCCACCACTGTCTCGGATAAAGATGTTAGGATTTGTACGGGCAACAGTAGAAGCAAAGTCAGCATTACACCGAATCTCATATCGGCCATCTTCCTGAAACGTCACGTTTGTTCCGTCGAAGGAAAATGGTGCATCACTGACTACTGTTGTGTTCCACGATATATTATTCGATGCGTTGATATTAGTATTCGTTCCCTCTGCAACAAATAACTGCTGGTAATTATCTAAGAAGACACGACCATCTTCAACACGAACGGATGCACCAGTAGAATCAGAAATCTCTATATTACCGTCTTCTTTAAGCTGTAGCGTAGCACCGTCGTCGGTAGTCGCTGTGATAGCTCCATCTGGCCCCAGTTTCAGTTCTGAGCCGCTGTAGGAGAAAAGACGTACCGTACCATCTCCTTGTAGTTCAAACCTGCTGGTGGACCGCGTGTGTCCGATACGACGGTATCCACGCTCGTACCCCATAGTGTTATCTGACTCGCTGTAGACAGTACCGATGATAAAGGCTGAACCATTACGAGCATATCCAATAAGAACAATATCTCCCTCTGTAGGAATGTTAATATCAGAGCGTGCTGGCACGGTTACAGATGCTACGTCTTCTGTACCCTCTTGACCTCGAAGCCTGTACACAGCAAGGTGACGAGCATTTGGAGCAACAGACACAATCTCACCAATGTCGAAGCCAGAGGCTTTCTGTGTCTTATTACTGTTCTCCCGCATGTCGCTATATCTATTCGCCATTTTCAATATCTATCATTTCGCTTTCTATCTCAATGTCTTCTCGTCCGATGAAAAGACTGACCTGTGCCTTACTCCTGTACACGTCACCAGCCGTGGCAACGTGACGAACTTCCGTAACCCTGTATGCTATAGGCGGGACACCGACAGCGGGAACAAGTCCACCACATGTAGGATACGTTAATATCCTGTCATATGGCATGAGATGCGGTTCACCAAACATCTCAATCTCGCCCTCTCCTGCCTCGCTCGCACGCTCAAGTAACGCCTCCCGTGCATCACGTTCCACACCCTCGATAGTTCGAGAGTCAGACTCAATGAGCGGAGGACGTAGCGTAGCGGCGCGTGCATTGCCTATAGAGTCGATTCTTTCTGCGAATGGTGCAACCGTAGCAGTGGCCTCGGGGAACTGTTTAGACGGTTGACGAGCGTCTGGTATGAGGTTGTACTGTGGGATAAGTCTGTTTTCAACAGCGTCCAGCGCACTCTGTCCAAGAGCCGCCCGACCGACACCGCCAACAGTTGTCAAAAGTCTGTCACTGATTGACGAACTTGTTTCACCACGTACAATTACTGATACATGTGGACGAATGTCAGCGAGCGCACTGTTTGCGATAACATCGACGCTGTTGTGAACAGGAAGCCGACCTTGGTCGTCGGTGTACGCATTAATCGTAGATGAAAACTCGGAGTTTTCAAACACACCGTCAGCAAAATCCACAATAACATCCTCCTGTACGAAGGAACGACTGTCAGGGAAAACGTCCATGACAATACGGCCACCGTTCGGGAATGGTTCAATGTGCCATTTTGCAGACATTTTTGTTGCGAGCCAGTTCATAACGTCAATAAGTGTATCCCTGTTCGGGGCAAACACTTTTTCGTTAAGACGAACGTCAAACTCTAAGTTTCTAATATCAATGTCAAAATCAATACCAGTTGTAGCAACAATACTTGTCTCGAAATTTTCCTGTAGCTCGTCAGATTCTTCCTCAGTTAGTTCATTGTCAGCAAGAATACTGTATGGAAGAAGTTCCGCCTGTTTAGGATTAGTAGTCTGACCAGTAAAAGCCTGACGAATTAATTCCTTAACCTCGTCCTGTGTGTTAGGAGGAATAATGGTAGGATTTAACATGATACCACTAATATTATTAATTTCCTCTGTCACAGCGTTCATCACTTCCATAGGTGTAGGATGCATGAACGTAAAGCTTGCGGGAACGGCCTTCATAAGCTCATTCAGGTCGTAAATCCACATCTTTGACACACCGAGGTCAGACGTGGTACCGACACCACCAGCAAAACCGAAGTGCTGTAGAACGTAGTTGTCATTGTCGTTCTTAAACCAAATACGACAGTACGTAATTGATGCATCCTTCGGATTGTATCCATCAATAAACTGAATGACGCTCACACCGTCCCATTCTGTAGGAAAGTCTACACGAGCGTATCGGTTTATATCTGCCTGACCATCCTCGTTAATAGCAAGCTCAACCTTTGTAGTAGGAATTTCCACCCATTCAGGCTGAGATATTGATTCACCTGTTGCAGGATTAGTAATATCTTCAAGGTCAGGGTCATTGGTATATACCTCTACCTTAACGCGCTTGTTATCACAGTCTTTTGACCATGTATCGGGTGTGTTTACCATTATTCGGGCCTCTGTAGTTGTAGCTGGAACGGGAAGGCTTGTTTCGAGCCAGACCCCGTGTCAATCGAAATAATATCTGTGTTCTGACGTAGTGAAAAGTTCTTGACAATAATCTCGGAACTGTCAATATCACTTATCATACGCAGTGTGGTGAAATTCTGTAGGTCGATAACGTCGCTCGGTTTAAGGTTATTCGCAACAGTAGGGTCGTCCGCCTCGACGTTCTCGTTTGTGAGAATACCTTCGACGGTATATCGAATACCCTTGCTTCCTTGGTTACGGTTCTCTACGCGACCACACTGGTCACGAACACTGGAAGTCTCGTTATCGTTCTCGATAAGAACGTCCTGTGTGATAGCAGGCTCGAACTGCTGTTCCTCACCGTCAGCGTTCTCACCGATAAGAACGAAACCTACTGTCTCAACAACCTCTCGTGTCGTTTTAGGTCCCTCGGGGGTACCTGTTGTTACGTTAAATGTTGGCATTATCGCTCACCTCCTGTGGTCTTTTCAACCCACAGCGTTCTGTTCCCTGCTGTAGCAAGGTCCGTCTCGTCCGCACTTCCCTCGACGTTGTTGTTAATCGTTACGCTTCTGCCACCACGGGAGAAGAATCCACCCTCTGTCGTCGGTGCAGAGAACGGATTAGTTCCACCGCTGAACTTACTGCTCATACGGTTGAAGTCACGCATCGACTTCGTAGCGGCGTCCGCACTGGAAGCCATGTTCATGAACTGGTTTGCCACGAAGCCAAGTCCGACAATCAGGGCACCGATACCCGTTGCGATTAACAGCGCACGGACAGCGGCGGCCAGAATTGAGATGGCTGTAGCGGCGACACCAGCGGCTTGAGCGGCGGCCAGTTTTGCGGCAACACTGCCGTACAGGGCCACAATCTCAGCCTTGATAGCACCCACAGCGAACCAGAAGGCACCAGCAACGTTGTTCCCAATTACGAATGAGAGAACAGCGGCAACAGAGAGAAGGGTAAGCATTGCGGCAATAACGAAGCCCATCTCCTGCTCAATTCCGAGTGCCTCAAGAAGCTGGAAGAACGCGTTTGCGACCAGCAGTATTGCGTTCAAGACCTGCATGAATCCAACAGACATTCGGACAATCACGGGAAGCATGTCCATAACAACGCCAAGGAATACCATGAATGTCGGAAGCATCTCACCCATGAGAACTGTCAGTTCCTCAAGGAGACTGAAGTTGTTGAGGAAGTCGCCCAACATTCCGAACAGCGGAGCAAACGCCTCTGTCATACGAACAGTGTTTCTGATGGCACCAGCGAGGAACTCCTCTAAGAAGTCCGCAAATCCGCCAGCCTCGTCACCGAGTGTCTGGAACATCATGGCCGCTTCACCGAGTGTGGCAAGGAACGAACCAAGTCGGTCCAGTCCAGCCTCGAACATCGGCGCAATCGCTTCTGCGGCAGGGGCGAACGCGTCGAACAGTTCATCGAGAATCTCGTTCATTATCTCGGTGATGTTCTCCATCGACGGACGTTCACCGCCAGCACGACCCATAGCCGCGCCTACAAGACCAAGAGCCGCGAAGGACCCCAGTGCAACAGCGGCGGCAAGTGCGGCACCAGCAACAGCAACGAACCCAGTAATCAGTGCGGGAATCGCACCAATGACCACAAGAATGAGGGGGATAAGTGCCGCAAGAGCGTTGTGCATGTCGCTCATGTTCAGCGAAAGAGTGTCAAATAAACTACCAGTACTCTCAGCGCCCTCTTGGAACGCCTCTACACCCTGTGAAATATTGTGGCCGATACCACTACGTCCACCCATTCCCACGCCACTCGGACCTCCACCGCCTACGATAAGGCCATCAAAATCACCAACGTCTACGCCAACGTCTGTCAATCCTTCGGATATTTGGAGGGCCGCAAGCTTTGCCATGAGTGCATCAATTTCATGTTCCCCCCTTACGTCAACGTCGATGACAATATTATCAAGAGGCTCTGCTACGGCACGAAGCTCAATGAGCATCCGCTTTAGTTCACGAATTTCATCGCTAAACTCGTCAACTATGTCGATTACAATTTGTAGTGTGTCTACGTCTACCATAAACTTTATATACTTCCTTATGAGACGCTTTGTGCGGCCTCTCAACGCGTTTCTTTGTCCGCATGACCCATCGCTCTCGTACTGAAATGAAACCGCTCTCGGCGTGCGTGGGCGCTCTAAAAATTAATGCTACGGTGAGGTCTGAAGTCAGAATCCGCTAATCAGATTTTGACCTTTGTCCATGTTGGATGGTGAATTGTTTTTGACCTCATCTGGCGTGTGTTCGTCTTTTGCCATCAGATAGACAAAACGTTGAACAGGTGTAACATCATACTGATGCTCAGCCAGTTTCCATCCAGCCTCGTCGTTCAGGTGAACTATTTCAGCACCCGTGTTCGACTTGGCAAGTTCTATCAGTTTTTTCGGTTGCCCATCGTTTCCTTGAACACCTTCATGCCAAGACTGAACGAAGCGAATTTCTGCATGTCGAGGACCATGTTCTGCACTGTGTCCTTGAGGGGACCAGCACTTTTGTTCGGTCGACCGTCAAGCTCTGCGTCGTACAGGTCTTTCGGGGTCTTAACCTCGATACCGTATTCTTCCTCAACCATGCTAACGTAATCCATATTCTGAAAGTACGTAGCAATGTCTTCGTCGTCAGGCACAACACCGTACATCGCGCACATACGGAACGCATCCATAGTGTCGTTGCTCAGAACGTCGAACAGATTACCCTCAACGTTCGACAGTTCATCCTCAAGCTCGACAAGCCGCTCAGACTCCTCGTCTGTAAGCTCGTCTTCTTTCTCTGACAGTTCTCGGTATTCTTCGGTAAGTTCCTCTGGCAGGTCGCCCTTAAGCTCCTCAAGTTCGTCCATGTCAATCTTCGACAGGACCTCCTGAAGCTCAGGGTCTACCAGTTGACGCACCGTAAACTCAAGTTCCTCACCGTCGATAACGGTGTGGACAGAGCCACGCCATAATTTACCTTCCTTTACTTTCTTCGTTGCTCGGAATAAGTCACTCATATCTTTTAGCCACTCCTTAGCTGTAAACGTATGTAATGGGAGTTAGCTACCGCTATGCTATTATAAGAGCAGTCCCTGCGATTATATCGCATGGGGTCGCTTCCTAATAGGAAGCTTTCCAACGTCAGAAACGACGCCGACAGGGGAAAATCAATACCTTTAAGTAGTAAGAGATAGTATAGTATAATAAGGAGAAAGTAAAAAAGAAAAGTGAGTTAGCCTATTCCTCAATAGGTTGCATGGCAACGTCAATCGCCACACCAGAGACACTGTATTCAACAGCCTCGCCCTCACTGCCATCCAGTGCAAGCTCAGTCAGATAACCCGAAAGCATCTTCACCTTGAAGGACTTTCCACGGGCCACGAACTGAAATTCCTTGGAACGGTAACGACCAGTCAGAGAACCGTCAGCTTCCTCAAGCGCGATAGCCTGAAGAAGGTTGGCGTCTTCACCCTGAATACTGAACGAGAACTCGTGTGTAATCGAACCACGGGTCACGCCCTTCGGGGCCTGCTGACCAATACCGTTAACAAGCTGATTATCCTCAGAGGTCGTCATGTTGAAGTCCTGCACTGCAACACGAGCGATGTTCTCAAGGGTCAGCGATTCTACACCACTTTTAATCTCAAGGGAAACTTCACTTGAGTTTGTAATTTCTACCATTGTTTAATCACCTTACGCTGTTCCACCGTTTGTGACAACATCTCCGACGAGAATGTTTGTCTTAATGGTGTCAATTACACCAACAACTTCGATACCAATTTCAACGCTGGCCCCAGTGGAAGTGGACTGTACGTTGAGTGTATAGGCGTTCAGGAGCGGAACGGCGTCGTCACGCATTTCCCGAAGGAACGTATCGTGTGAGTCTTCGAGCGAGTCGATGTTGCCTTGGATGTTCTGCTCACCGAGGAACGACTGCGATACCTGATGCGAAAGCTCAGTAACCTCGTCCACGACCTGCACGGCGTAGAACCGTTCAAATCGGGCGTCAGTCGAGGTCGTCATGTCCTTCACAATCTTAGTGGCACCGAACTGGATAAGCGGGAGAACCTGCTCGTCCGTAAGCTCGCCAGCCTGAGTCGGAGTGTATTCCGCTCGGAGGGAGGCAAAGCCGTCTGCGTTCTTCATGGTCGCGCTGATGCCGAGGGGCAGGGACGCGAACCGACCAGCCACAGCACCCATAGTCCGTACATCGTTCGTCTCAGCAACGTCAGTGTACGCACGGGCGGGCGAGACAAGCGACATGCGAATCTCGTCAATCGTGTCCGAGTAACCGCTGGTGTAAGAGCCAGCGTTTGTCGGGTCGGGAACAGGGGCCGCACCAGCAACACCGTGGATGAACGTGAAGTCCTGTGCCACAGTGTCAAGGTCCGTCGCCAGTTCGTTGACCAGTGTAACGTTCTCAGTCATGAGAGCGATAACACGGGGAGCATCAGCGACCATTGCGTCAATACCCGAGGTGTAGTCACCGTGGGTGTACACAATGTCGTAGGTGCCAGAGGCGTCAGCTTCCCATTCGCCAGTCACGGGATTAAGGTTAATCTCGTTCGAGGCGGTAGGGGCCGTAGGCGGCGAGTCGTAAACGATGTTCACGGTCGCACCAGCGTTCGTCTCCGTAATCGTGTGTTCGTCGTGCAGATTCGGGTCCATAGCGGGCACGTTGTCGAGTGTGCCGCTGGCTGTGGACGAGAAATTATCAGTCGATTCTGTCTCGTCAACAGCAACCGCCGTAAGTTCTCGCACGTCGTTGTTCAGAGCAAGCTTAGCCTGCTCATGTAGCTCGCTATCAACACCAAAGAGAGTAGCGGCGTCACCAGCCGTAGCCACGTCGACTACCTCTCCTGCTGTAGCGGTTCCTGTACTTGCATTGTATCCGCCAATAAGACCAGCGGTTCGTGAGAACGCGACAGATACAGCAACGGAATTACCGCTTTCAACTGTAATCTGGTCAGACGGAATAACTGTCGTACCGTAAATTTTAGTTACCATTAATTTTTACCTTTAGTCTGTGATGTAAATTGCGCCGTCTTGGTCAAGCGAAACGTCTTCGATAACATCTTCGACGTTATCAATCTCGCTCTTGAACTGCACAACAATTTCTAATACGTCACCACGGAACGTAGCGTCAGCAGACGGGTCGTCCGCCGAGTTGACCTCCCTAATCTCCAACGTTCGGATAGCGTCGGGGTGGAAAGTCGTAATCTTTGCCAGCCGTGAGAACTTCCACTTTTGGAAGTGTTGATATATAGCATTATATATCGTTTCTACCTCAGACTGAGATTCTGCACGGATATGAACGAAGAACTGCGCTTCGATGTAATCCGTAAACACCTCTGCTGTCACGTTTCCATTTGCATCGCGCTCAATGCGGTCAGGAGCGGTTCCAACACCGTTGTAGTTTACAATCCGCCAGTTCTTATCATACACCACAGCGGGCGTCGTCTCAAGATTGTCGGGATTGATTAGTGAAACATCATCAGATGGAACAACACCGTTCACAGATGAAACAAGTTCATCATAAAACGTTTCGAGTATCTCTAATCTTGTAGCCATCTATCTCATGCTCCGTGAAACTGTTTTCCGAATAGAGCGTTTCACACTTCTCTTTCTCGCTGTCCATGCATTTGTCATGTAGTATTTCGGTGCATGACCGCTCGGTTCAGGAAGCTCACCTGCAATACGCTGTGCAACGCGGTGAGCGAAAGCCTGTCTGTCCATCCTTACGGGTACGATACCCTTAACGATAGACCAAGCGTGAATACGTGAAACAAGCCGAGGTGTAACACTCGGTTCGCCAAACGTCTCCCCCGAGGGAGTGGGCGCACCAAGGTCACCGATACCGTATTCCACGTAGGCCGCGTATCTCCGTATGTTAGTAAGTACTATTTTACGAGTACCATTCGGGAGAGATTCTCCACGCACGAAAAAAGAGCCAGCAAGTTGACCACTTGCGACGGAATTACTTTTGACAAGATTCAGTCGTGCAAGCGAGCCAACAGTGTTAAGCTCTCTCGATGCTGTCATAGCAGGGCCACGCTTAAGTCGGCGTTCCATTCGGTTGAGACGCCGTTGTAGTCCACTTAGCCCTTGAATTGTCATCTGTTGTTAGTCCGTCGAACCAGCGAGAAGAACTTGTATTTAACATTTCCCTCTCGTGGTAGGTGGTTGATTGACGCAACCTCGTAACTGTCGGCACCTATTGTAACGCGGTCGTTCACACGTATATCTTCGGAGGCCAGACACAATCCGCCCATGTCGGCGTCAAGTCGTTCGCCAAAGTCGTTTTGTACATTGTTCTCCATCTCTCGAAAGAGGTACACTGTCAGAGAAACGTCAGTAGTAGTATCTGATGTTTCACCAACTGAAGACTTTGTGAAATTCGGACGTTGGAATGTACGTGATACGTGATTCTGTTTGATAACAGAGCGTATCATGCCAGTCGGTTTAGGTCCAAATCCCATAGTTAATACCCGTCGTAACTGTCGTAGACGTAATCCTCTCCAATATATCCAGAGGTGTTCTGCATCTTCGGCTTAGTGGAACCGTCAAGTTCGCTGGCGTTCATACCAGTGCGAACGTCGTCGGCCCACTGCTGAATCTGCTGACTCTGTTCAGGAGTAGCATTACGAGTGTTAACTGTCTCGTTACCGAGTGTGTAACTGCTGATGGCGAAGTTCTCGACCTGTGCCTTAGTACGCATACACGTATAGGCAATCAGAGCGAAACCAAGTCCATCATCAGTGTACCACGCTTTCGACCCAGTTTCGAGGAATACCTTCGACTTTGCGTCCTTGATAATGTTGTCAAGGTCGCTGTCGAGAATACCCTCGTCTTCGTCGTCGTTGTAGTCTGTAGCGGAACGGACACGCGTCTTAAGCTCGGGGTCACTTGTAATACTAAAAGATTCTACCATTTTAAATCAATCCTAACATATACGCGATTATTGTCAGTCCGAAACCGCTACCAAGTATGAACGAGATAACGATAAGCGCACCTTTTGCCATCAAACGAAACTGTTCGTTAGTTGAGATTCGTTCTTCGTGGTCGTCAATGACCTCTTTCATGGCATCGCCTTCATAGACTGTTACGTAGTCAGCATTGAATCTTGAAGATTCATTTTCAGAAGGCATTGTTTACCTCTACAGGAACAGGCTTTCGACGTTTTCCAGCTTGATAGCGTCCTTCGCTACGCCTTCAATTCGGAAAGACTGACCCTGCGTGACACCCGCACGCCACTTGTACTCGAACCGCTCTCGGAAGCCGTCCTTCATGAGCGGGCCACGCACATCGGCACCAGACTGCTCGTACAGCTCGTAGTAGTCGCCACCGTGGTTCGGGACGAGGTACATAACGTCGTCGGCGGCGGCAATGTCGCCAGCCGCGTCGTCGTTCGAGGTCGGAGTCGGGAAGCTAATATCGAACTGTAGCTTCTCGGCACTGGTCGTCGGGGCACGAAGACCAATTCGTTCGGGGACGAGGATACGACGGTTGACACCGACACCAGCGGCGTCGTCAGTCGCAATCATTTCCCACTGCGAGCGGTTACCGTTGGAGTCGTTGGTACCCACTTCGTTCCAAAGCGCCCAAACGGACTGCTTCGCAACAGCGAGGTCCCACTGAGTCTCAACGTATTCACCGCTGACCTTACCGTAGGCGTGGCGGAGAACGATGTTGGCGGGAAGACCGTTCAGGTCACCCGTGGACAGGTCGAACGTCGAGCAGTCGATAACGTTATCGGCTTCGATGTTGTTGTCCAGCCACTCGAAGACGCCTGAGAACACTTCGTTGCCAGCGCGGTCTTCAAGACCCTGCAAGAAGGCAAGGTCGGCCTGAATGTCGAACAGTTCCATGATACCGTCACGCATCTCCTGAAGATGCATAGCCATCTCGGAAACCTCAAGGTCTTCCTCCTCGATGGTGAAACCGTTGACGTAGCGGGGAATCTGCTGTTCTCCACCAATCTCGCGGACGAGTTCGATGTTACCGTAGGATTCACCCTCACCAGTCGGTCCAACAGGCATGGACGAGTCGGGGTGTACGTAGGACGCGTTACCCTGTCGTACATATTTCGTGCCCGCGTCGATGGTGCGGACAGGTGCGAACTCACGGCGGATGGAACGGCGGTCGAATCCTTCACGCGTGAACATCAGGTCTTCGTCGGGCTTCAGTAGTTCCTGAAGTTCCTTCGTAAGAATAGAGCTTGTAGTCATTGTTATAAATTAAGTCTCCTTATTTACAGGTTCTTCTGAACCTGAACACGAACAGGAGTGTCGTTTGTGGTTACGCTGTCCTGCACAACCTTGCCGATAGCAACGAAGTTGCCGTTGGTACGGTTGTACGTAGTCGGGCTACCCGTAGTGTCAACGTAGCCTTCCTCAACGAGGCGGCCAGCGTTGGCGGATGTGAGGGCACCAGCGGAGGTGTCCACGTAGCCAACAACAGCGCCGTCAGTCAGCGACGGAGCAGGGGCGTCCGTCTCGTCCACGATGGAGCGAACACGAATAAGGTCGCCGTCAGAGTCCCCACCGTAAATCACGAGGTAACCGTTGTCCGACAGGTCGTCGGGCTGGTCGCCGCTCTTATAGGTGAAGTCCGAACCCTCGTCCGACTCCTCAGCGATGTACTCTGCACGTCGGGGGGCCTCGGCAACGCCGTCCCAGTCCGCGTGATTCTGTGCTTCTGCCAGTTCGACTGTGCCTACAGCGGACCCGTTGGCAACAAGTGTGCCGACAGGAATATCCTCAGCGGGCATCGCGCTCATTAGCGAGCGGTCAGTCTGTTCAATGTAAAATCCCATTGTTTAATATCTCCTTAGTTGTCGTCCCACGGGGTAGCTCGCTTGTAGGGAGCCTCGAAGGTGGGTGCTTCGTCAGTTTCTTCGGACGCGCCACCAGCGGCGGACTTGTCCGTGACAGACAGTTCCATGACAAGCGCGTGCTTGTCCTGAACCGCCTCAAGGTCGAGTTCCATCAGTTCTTCCTCGGTGCCGACCGCATCCGTGCGCTCAACAATCTCCGAGACAAGCTCCGACTTCTGCTCGCCCTCATACTCGTCAACCTTCTCCTGAAGGTCTTCAAGCTGTTCGTCCTTGACGGAAACGCTGTCCGTAGCGTTCTCAAGTTCCTGTTCAAGTTCGGCAATACGGGACTCTTTCTCGTCAAGAGCTTCCTGTACGCCTTCGTGCTTGGCCGCAACAGCGTCAACGGAGAGGTCGTCAAGACCCACACCGATACCGTCGCCACCACAGTCTGTAGTGCTTTCAGTCATTGTTAAATTGTAGTTTTCTGCATCTTGACCGAAGTTTGCATCCGAGAAGTTCTCGTTTGCGAGTCGGTCAATCGTATTCTCGACACGCGAGAGCGCGTCACCGCTTAGTCCGCTGACCTGTCCAGCCCTTGCCTTGGCGTTCTGCAACGCGTTTAGGACGAGGTTACCATCAGAATCCACAACGGGTAGTGCAAGGTCGCCAAAGTTTTCGGGCGGGAATCCAGTCTTGGACACAAGATAATGGTCAGCTACGGAACCCTGCATATCAGAGTCCATATCTTCCCACGATTCGTCGCTAAAGTCTTCTAACGACGGTTCGTTCCAAGGAGCCTCCCGCGTGTCCGTAAACTCGGGGGTATGAACAGAAATATCCGCATCTGTCATTCCTTCTCCTCTGTCTGTGTCTGTAATTAGAGTACCCTTTATATACTCATCCGCATTATCGGTACCAGCGTTCATCGTTCCAGCCCCATCATGGACACCACAGCCCTGTTCCGAAGAACAGCGGCCCTTGGACACGGATGCAACGTGGTCGAAGTAAAGGTTCGTCTGGTATCCATCGACACCATCAAGGGAATCCTCGACAGCGCCAACGTTTCCTTCATACGAATCAGTGCGTGCAATTCGGTTGTAGAAACCGACAGACACATCACCGTTTTCTTCGATAAATTTCATGCTGTCCGTAGCGCCAACAGGGAGCATCAGGTCCGCTTCAAGCGAATCCATGCTGTCGATGTAACGCGGGTCACGCCAGAAACCGTGAATATCGTTAGCATCCTTCAACATCGTAGTGTCAGGATGGTTGTGTGTCCACGGAGCATTGTCCAGCGACCACGCCGCCTTTTTAAGCTCGTCACGGGGCTTCATGAGCGTCATCATACTGTCGCCGTACTGGTACAGTTGCTTGATAGGTCGAGCAACTACAGCAGGAATACGGTAGAACTTAGTCGTCTCAAAGTTCTCCGCAATAGTCGTGTCGTCAATGTGAACGACCTCAACGTCGTCCCACTCAATCGTTGCTCTGCCCGTGTCGTCAACCGTCACGCCAGCGTCAGGTCGGTCCCGAAAGACCGCTGTCACCGCATCACGGGTAAATATTGTTTCTGTCATTATGAATTAATCTCCACGAAGTTACTGTCGATTGATACATCACAATCGTTGTTATTTGCGGTAACCTCAATAATTACGCTTGTTCCCTCTGGAAGAAGGTCAGCACCAACATCGCCACCGCCACCAATTTTGTTGTTCTGTCCACCACCAAATATTTCAGGATTAAATTCCTCGCCACGGTCAGTTATTGTCGGAGAATGATATGCGAGAGTACCATTACCGTTTGTTTCATCATACTTTTTATTAATTACATTGAGAGCAGTACCGTTATCGCTCACCGTAGGATTCTTTAGTTTTCTTACTTCAACCTCAACTGTTGACTCAAGTCGAATAGGGTCAAGAAGTAGGTCTACACCAGAGCCGTCTGGATTAGTTATGTAGAAAACTGCCGTTGCGCCACTCGAAAGACCCGTAACAAAATAACCAGTGGAATACCGATTACCCTGAAAGAGCTTACGTTCACTAATTGATATGTCGTCTGTCATTACATTTCCTCCTCAAGCTTCTCGTTAACACGGTCAAGAACCTTATCAGCCAGCTTGTCGACAAGACCGTCCATCCGCGTCTCAGCGTCAGCAAACTCGGACTGCTGATTACCCTGCTGATTACCGCCGCCGTTCTCGCTGTTGTTGCCTTGGAACGAATTACCTGTATCAGGCTCGTTACGCTCGGCACCTTCCCATGCACCAACCTGAGTAAGATTGATACGGTCGAGAATGTCCATCTGTTCCTCAGACATTCCGTCCATGTCGACTCGTGCCCATTCTTCACTGAGAATACTACGGGCCTCGTCAGGCGTAATCATGTAGCCGTTAATCATCATGGTGAGAGCCTGTGCGTCCGTGAGGAACATCTTCAACTGCTGTTCCTTCGAGAGTCGGAACAACGGACCAAACTCAATGTCAACGTCCATACGAGCGTCCTTCACTCGTCCGTCAAGCATATTCTTGGCTCGGTTGAGGAAGTCGTGAATCTCACGCTTACTGCGGCCCTCTCGGAACCGTTCAACCTTATTGAAGTAGTTTTTAATATCCGTCTCGGAACCACTGACAACACCCGACTGTGTGCCGAACAGAACGCTCTTGGTCATTTCGTGTGACGCAAGAATCTGGTCGAACACAACGTCGAAGTGTTCACGGGGTTCCATCATGTCACCGTTCTGATGCTGTTTAACCTCGTAGCCGTCAGGCAGAACGTACTCAGATTTGGCGTTCATGTTCTGGAACGATTTGAAAGCCTCAGCAAAGTCTTCCTCGTCAGCATCCTCGGGAAGGCTCACAGTGTACATGTTGGCCGCGTTACGGAACAAAGCCTGCATGATGGCCCAGTTACCCTTGGCGATACCCTTCAACAGGTCGTAGGACTGGACGAGAACCGAGTCGCCCTCCCATTCGCCAAGCGGACGAGTGTCGCGGAATCGAGCGTGTCCGTGTGTATCGTAGCTGAAGTGCGTGTTGTCGGACTTGAAGTCGCCAGACACCTCGGGGTTCCACGTAAAGTGCTGAACGCGGTCCTTGTGGATGAACTGAACATTGTCGCCGTCAACAACGTGATTACCAAGGTCAAGAACGTAGCCGATGGGGTCGCGGAAGTCAGGGCTTTGCGGGTCGTTGTTTACAACAATACCCGTCTTACGTACAAGAAACTCCTGTTGCGTAAGACCGAAGGCTTCCTGAACCTCCTCGAAAATCTCTCCTTCTGCACAGTAGCAGAGGTCGTCAATTGTCAGGACCTTTGTCCCGATAATCTTCGCTACGAAAACACCGTCGTCCATAGGACTCTGCCAGAGGCCCATAGAATTGTCGCGTGTCTGAATGTGGAGAAGTGAGAAACCGTCCTTACGTGCGTGCTTGTGTGCGAGCTTGTAGTTCTCTATGTACTCAGTGTCGTCAAGAATAGCGTTAGCTCGGTCTGCTTCACGCCCATCAAGCTCGAATCCATTCTTGAAAGCGTCGTCAATAGGCTTGTCTACAAGCGTCTTGGCGAAGGTACGGCGGTAGTACCACCGAAGTTCGCTGATTGACGGGTCGCGTACAAGTTTACGCGGGTCGATTTCATCTGACGAGTCACCACGCCGTGAGAAAAGCTGTCGCCCACGGGATTTAGCCTGTTGGGAGTCCGTGTACGTCGTATTCGAGGACGTAGTGTCAATGGACGACCATACAGGTGCAGAGTCGTTGTTGTCGTTTGTCATAATTAGGGCCTAACTGTAATGTGTCCCTCTGTAACCGTAGAAATGTCGTCGGGACCGTCGTCAATCTTTAATTGGTAGAAGTATTCCTCGCCGCTGTTTACGCCGCCAAGGTCTTCCGTATCGGAACTGATGAACTCAATCTGTACGATGTAAAGCTCTGGTGTTCCCATACTAACGTTACTGTCTGATTCTGTGTATGAAACAAGTGCGTCACTTCCAGCGTAGTTGGATAGCTTAAAAGTTGCGTTATATCCGCTAACATCGAAGTTGTCTCCGTTTTTGTCAGAAACCTCGACGTTCAGGATAATAGTATCGCCCGCACGCATTTCAAAGTCTTGATTTTCCTGTGTCATTTGCGTTTACCTGAAACCGTTCGGAGCTTGTTCCATAGTCCGTCTGCGTTCCGTATATCGTTTACACGACCTGAAACAGAAATAGATGAATCAACCTTGCCGACAACAGTAATTAATCTGTCAACGGCAACACCGATTACATCATTCACGGAAACGCTGGCCGATGCAGGAATTGAGAACTGCTCGACCGCCTTACTCTTGTCTGTAATTAAAGTATCGCTTATAAGTGATACCGCTATCTGCTCAACAGCGTGTCCAGACGCCGACAGGAAAAAGTCGGTGTTAATATCAACACCTAATTGCTCCTGTGCGCGTCCTGAAGCCGTTACATCTACAGAGGATGTACCACCCACACCCACCTGCTCAAACGTCCGTGCGGTCGAACTGACGCCTGTGGTAGCGGCTGTGGAGATACTCGCTGACTCGTTCGCCAATCCATCCTCATTTATATTCGTTGTAGCCTGAGCAGTCACAGAGACGCCTTCGTTTACAGAGGACTGAAATTCAGTCGGGATAAAATCAGGGGCCGCTGTCTGACCAAGCTGGTCGTGGAATCTGATATTGTCGACGCGTGCCTCGTTAGAAGGCTCATGACCAATAGCGAAGCCGATACCACCGTTTCCAGCATGTGTCAGGTCAGTGTCAGTGTACGAGATAGAGCCAAAGTCGTCCCATGAGTTAGTACTGCTGTTATATTCCCAAACCTGTAGATTTAGATTAATTTCCGTTCCTGTCTCCTCAAACTCTACAGCGAAGTCGTAGTATGTATCACGCTGTAGTAATTTGTTGAACGCTACAAGTGAACTGGAACTTCCGTTTACAGTTTTACGAAGGAACGGTTCAAACTGTTCAGTCCCCGCACGCACGCGGTAACAGTTATCACCGTTGAAACCAGTGGACGAGGTTGGTATAGCCCACGCAAAATCGCAGTATCGGCCAAGCTCACTGTAGAAAGACCACCGAATTGTACAATCAGCAAAAGGATACTGGTCGAACGTAGCCGTCTGATTTGTTACAGAGCCGTCAGTGTTGGACTGAACTGCCACATAATTACCAAACTCAAAAGAAGCACCCTGCCTACCGAGTACAGACAATGCCTCTACGTCAGGCGCACCACGTCCAGCGTGTTCACCCCACTCTGGAATCTCAACATCAATGTCTTGGCCGTTAGTGAATCCCTCAAACCCCGAAAGGTCGTAGAGAGTCATTAGTCGATAGTTACTGTAATTTCACCAGCGGCAACAACAAGCTCATCAATCTGCGAAAGGTCACGGGACTGGTTAAGAGGGCCAACACCGATAAGGTGGTCCTGTGCAGAGCCGTCACCGTTAACCTTATCAGACTGGAAGTTTACAACAATGAAGCCGTGGTTTACTGTCTCTGTTGAATCACTGGTGTCGAACGTAATCTGAGAGTCGTTCTGAAGACCGAAGTTGCCACTGACAACTGCTGTCGTAACAGTGTCAGATTCTCGACCGTAGAGGGAACCAGTCGGCTCGCTCTGTATGGCCGAAAGCAGGTCGCTCTCGGTGATTGTGTCCGCTCCGTCGTCGTAAACGCCAACTATAATCGTAGCGCCGTCAACCGACGTGTCAGTGTACCATTCTTCGCCAATGTTTGTGAGTAGATTTGTCATTGTATCTAATTCGTTTGTAATGCAGGTAGCGGTATATACCTACGTTCGATTTTAAGCCCGCTGGCTTGCCGCGAGAGCTGTTTCTTTAGTAAGTGAGAGGTGTAGGACCTCTTTATGAAAAACGCCGTCAGTGGCCGCTCAGAGCCATTCGTCTTCGTCGTACCCAGTTCGGTTGTGAGAACCGATTTTCTTGAGGGTACGTCGTGAACCAGCGTGCTTCCACGCAATCCATGCGAACACGAGGGAGTGGAAGGCGTCGTCCTTCGTATCAGCCTGAACACGAACCTTGTTCCGTCCGTCGACAGATGAAACCTTGTCCGTGTACGGGGCCGTAAGTTCTCGGATAGTACGGGTACCATTCGAGTTACGACCGCTGAAGTCGAGGTCGTCGGAACGGATTGTGATACGTCCCTTCTTGAAGTCCTCGACCATGTTCTCAATCATGAATGTACGGTTAACGGTGAAGTAACGCTTACTCTTACCGTTACGGTTCCATTTGATTTGTTCCTTGTTGGACACGTTACCATACTGACAGCCGAAGACGTTATCGTAGCCCTCGTCAGATTCAGTCATGGAAGCCGTCTGTAGTCCAGACCGCTTGGCCGCACCGTGACCCTCGTCCACAACGAGCGTGTCAACCTCAAACTCCCTGAGATAACGCTCAATCTTTTGAACCTCGTCAGCAGGCGTCATACCGTGGTCGAAGTACTCCTGACGGATAACCTCCATCTGAGCCTCCTCACCCTCACCCATAATTTCACCGACTGTTACGACAGTGGACGACGCACCCTCTGCGTCACCACCACCCCAGTCGACACCCATGACTACCTGACGTTCAGGGTCAGCGGGGTGATTGAGCCATCCGCCGTCGATGAAGGCTTCCTTAACGTGTGCCTCGGAGAGCAGGTCGTTCTCTGGCGTGTAGAACCGTGCCTCGACCTCGTTCTTGAACTGCTTCTCGGACAACGTTGCCTTGTCGAAGGCGATAGATGCCTTGTCGTGAAGGGGAACGGCGTACTTGTCGATGTGCCAACCAGTAACCTTGAAACCCTGAATCTCGTCACGTCGGTCCTTAAATTCTTCGATAGCGGCAAGCATATCATCATCCTCACCGTTCTCGGCCACCCAGTCCTGAAGCTTGTCAATCTTGTCCTGAAGCTCAGCACGCTCACGCTTTAGCTCGCTCGGCAGGTACTCAGTCGCCTCCTGTGACGACTCCCACCGCTTCTCGTCGTCGTTCCACTCTCTCTGGTTACTAATGTCCCACAGACGGTTAAAGAACGAATTGCTCATCTTAGGCGTCCCGATAACGAAAATGGTCGGGAAGTAGTCTACAGACGGAACAGAACGGTCAACAACGTGCTTGAACGCACCGAACATGTCTTCGTCAACGTCCTGAAATTCGTCCACAATACCGAAGTGAGCGTGAACACCACGAGTAGCGTCACCAGCGTCGTCAGACCCGCCCCACGCGGAACGTGCCTTGACCTCGGAGTAGGCGTTACGCTGATTGCCCTGCTCGTCGGTATAGGTCTGGCGGAACTGCTGATGCTCCTTCTGGTCGATAGTACGTCGCTCGTCCAGTCCAGAGTCTTCAGCCGCACGCGTGAACCGACCCATGACCTCCTGAATCTGCTTACGTCGGGGAGCGGACACAAGACCCTCAATATTCGGGTAGCAGTCCACTGCCCAGTTCGCAATCATCGTACAGGTCGTTGTTTTAAGACAACCACGAGCGAACAGAAGAACCACAATGTCGCCCCAGTTCTCGGGATTCAGCGGTCCAGCGTCGTCAGCGAGGTAGTAGAGAAAGTTCTCACCCTCGTCGTCGTAAAAGTCGTATGTGCGCGAAGGGTCGTTCGGGTGTCGCCAAAAGTTACGAACGTACAGTCGAACGTCGTGAGGAATCTGTTTCGCAAGTTCCTCGGGCATTTCGTCTGAGTTCATCAGTCTTCAATATCCTCTGGCATAATCCGCTCGAACACGTCGTCGGCGCTGTTAGACGAGGCCGACTCTGGTTCGGGTTTGTCGTCAGGCTCAACGTCAAGTACCCACTCACGCATGACAACCTCGCCCTCGTCGTTCTCGCCCATAATATCGGGGTTAACGCCGCCGAGCTTCATCAGGTCCTTGTGGTCCTTGATAACTCGGGAGAGCGGGAGATTGAGGTGGTGTTCACCAGCGTCGGTGACCTGACCAAACTCGTTAGCCGTGACAGTAATCTCGCGCTCGGCCAGACCGTACTCCGCCGCGCTGAACGCATCCTCGAAAATCTTGTACTCAATGGCTTCCATCTTGATACCTTCGAGCGCCGCCACCCACAGATACTTGGCACGCTGGCGGTTCTGAGTGGGAAGCGGGAAGTTGACATTTACGCTGTCGGTGTCGGCCCAGTCCACGTTGGAAAGGTCGATAGACTCAGTGATGTACTCGACCTCAAAGTCGTACATCGAGTCTTGCAGTAGCTCACCGAAAAGTTCGATAACTACGATACGCTTGTGCGGGTCTAAGTACCCGAACAGCGATGTGTAACTTTTTACAAATGCTCCCGTCTTGAAGTTCTCTTTCTGTTGGTCCATGAGTTTCTCTCGTGATTTGTGTGTTTTGCAGAAATCTGAGCCGTCGTCAATAAAACATGACTCGGGTAATCGTGTACAGTACCTCTTTTCACCATATCGTTCAAATGTATGAACTAAAACTGCTTGGCATCTGTCTTCCATAGGCTCGACACTGCCAGCATCAGCGTCATAATCGCCATATTTGTCAGACGGCATAATTGTGTGTACGAAAAACCGATATGGTATGGGAGCGGCTTGAGGAAGTCTCGCAAGAATGTTGTCCCCAACCTCCTCGGTTTTCGACCTCCTCACATAGTTCGTAATAGGAGTACTGGTATATAAAAGGATGTGTGAACGCAGGCCCTCCCCTCTCAGTTTTTAGACCTCCCGTCATTCTTGTCCCGTCGAATAAGGTCTGCTACGAAGCGTCGGTAGTCAGCCTTGTTCATTGGTATTCCTCTGGAATGGGAAGCGTCGAATCGAAGGCGAACGGGTACTTACGACAAATTTTCCTGACAGAGCGTAGTTGCTTGCCTGTCATGCCAATGTCCTTCATGATGTTCTGGAAGGCTGGCTCGTCGTCAACAGGTCGACGGTCCCGCTCACAGATAATCGTGATGACAGCCATCGTGACCTTCTCCGTGTTGTACGACCCGAAGCGGTTGACTGGCATCCGTTCCATTGTCCAGAGTACGCACTCGGTCTGGAAGTCCGTCAGTTCAATCTCCTGACAGAAGCCTTCCTTGATGCGGTTCATGTCAGCCTTGAAGTTCTGCGATGCACGAGACGAGTCCCACATACCATCGTTCCACTTTGCCAGCCGCTCCATCTGTCGACGGCGCTTTGGGGAGTCGTAGCTGACCTCTGATGCGTAGAACATCGTTCGGGTCAGTGACCGACCATCGTTCTCGATGATGGCCTCGTCGTCAATAATGTCGTCAATCTCAAGTGCCGCTCCTGTGCCCATGCTTGTGTCGAAGCGGTGGGTTCTATCATAGTGTAGATATGTCATACCTATACCTACAACCGACAAGTATATAAACCTTTCGGTTTGAGTCACCACCGAAACACTTATATACCCAGTAGCCCGTAGTATAATATACTGCGTGCGGAGTAATACTACCTTAGCTGTTCTTGAGAAGACGGTATCTACTGTGATGTGTTCCAACGTCCGATTAGGACACCAACAGGCAATCATTATACTATAGTGATTGGATGTACAAGCGCAGGCCCTCATCCATTCGGTTTTTAACCCTATCCATAAGGTAGGCGTACTGAGAGGGGCAAATTCTGGCTTCTCAGATGTATTAACTGTTTAGATGTGTACGGTTAACAGGGAGCTTGCTACTATCTCACACGTTTTGACGGGGTACCTCTCAGGTATCTGACGTGTAGTGACGGGGGGTCCTAATAATAATTCTGGCGATTTGACTGGTGTGGTGACAACGAGCGAGCGTGTGGGGCAGGCGAATGGACCGCCACAGCTCAGCTACGGGGTTACTCACAAATGAGTTAATTTTGACGGGGTGCCTTCATCCGTTTGACATGTCTAAACTACCAGCAATCTGACGAGTATAGCTGGCTGGTATAGCTCGTCGGTATAGCTACACGGTATAGCTGGCTGGTAATCCTGTGTCCTGTGGACACATGGGGCGTGAAACGCTTGGTTTCACACTCCTCAATTCACTGTTATTAAACGCGCCCACGCAAAGCATGGCCGAACATCTGTAAGATAACAGTGATATGGGATTTGACATTATTTGCGC